GATTTTTAGATAAAGTTGGGAATGCTTTAGTCATATCCCATTCTTTAATATCTCTCCAATCGACACACAGATTATGTTCTTTATTAAGCAAACTAACCCATGTTGGCAATAACCATGTTGCCGTATCATCCATATCAACAATTATTTTCTTCATTGTGTTTTTTATGTTTACCTTTCTCACTCTGTTTTTACATTGATATAATCCAAAACATTTTTCATCCCTAAACCGCCATTTTCCCAATTTTTCATACAATACTCCCAAAGATTCGGATGTGTTTGTTTCAATCTTTGAAATCTATTTGGCTCTTTTTCAAGATGGCAACCAAATGCGCAGAATACACAACCGGTTTTAACATATCAATCTCGCCACCAATCAAATTCGCCAGAAATTAGAAGTTTTTCTAAATTATGCCCTGCGCGGATTTCTCTTGTCGTTCCCTCGCAGTCGCCAATCGTAAGCTCGTGCTCACCGCCGTTTATATGCACAAATAATCTTGTGGCAAAAGACCATCTCAGGAAATGAGTAATTGTTGTGAAAATCAACGGCGTTTGAGAATAGACAGCGTTTTCTGTATCGACGTATGTTTTATGTACTGTATTGCCGCAGTTTTCAAATCTTCGCACGGAATCGCTATCCATTAAAAGATGCAGTTCTCTATATGGCACGTCTATTATTAACATTTCTTCTTTGTTCATTAAAAATACCTTCTATCTCTAATGATTTCATAAATAAAACTATCCCTAAAACGCCCGTCTAAATCTTTGCTCGTATCGTGCAAATGAATAATATTGCCATTATATTTTTTGCAAAACTTATCATAATGTCTTTTTACTGGATTTCCTTCAATAACTCTCCACTCAACTTTATGATATTTTGAAATCAACTCTTTTAGTTTTCGCAATACATCTACGCCGAGAATCGGATTGCCTTTATCGAAAGAATAAAGCCCGAAATCGCAAACAGTGTCGGTCAATGAATAAATCCTATATGTGAGATAACCTATTACATTATCTGACTTATCTACGCAAGCATATGTATATACATCTTCCCTTGGCTCAATGGTGGGCAAGCAGCTTCCGCAATCATAACCGTTATAATAAAAATAATCTTCTGTGTATAGTTCTTTTGCAAACAATTCAAGTATTTTATTCTTGTATAAAATTGCTGGCTTTAACATATGCACCTCCTACATAAAACCCGTTACTTATATTTTTCATATTGTCCTCGCCACACATCGAAAATAAAGTTTGGATTATCTTCCAAAAATTTTATTGCTCTTTCTTTTTCTGAATCGGTTAATTCAGAAAACGGTTTGCGTGGTTTCATATATTTCAAAACAGATTCTCCAAATGTAAGATTATCATTGTGCTGAAATCTTATCAAAATAGGAATATCGCCAACTACATCTAATATCTCACCATTTAATAATGCTGCAATATCTCGTTCAGAAATATTTATAAAACCAACTTGTGCATAATCAACTTCCCGACCATAACTTGTATGACGCACTATGCTATAATCAGGAAACATTTCTTTAGTTATCTTCATAGTCAATCAATTTTTTTATTCTTATCTTTATTATCGGTATCGAATAGTATCTTAATCTCTTTATTATTCTCAGTATTAGACAGTATGTAACGCCCTCTATCTTCCGAAAATACTAAAGTGCCATTATTTACCATTTCGTCAAAATCGTTACCTTCTGTATCAAAGTCATAACCAACTAATACATTACTTCTAAATAACATATCTATACTTCCTCAATCAAACTTCCGTTTTATTTTCAATATTTTCTATTTGACCTTCCATTGAAGTCGTAATATTTATTGGCAATTTCAGGATATATATTTTCAATCCATTCCATATTACGCCATTCAGAACCCTTAATTCCAATGTTTTCTAAATATCCATCAATATCTCGTTTATACGTTTTATATCCATTTCTTCTCATTCCGCGACATTGGCAAAACAAACGAAACGTAAATGTATTAAAAATTGATGGCTGATTACACCACGCAGCTACGGCAGCATAAAAAGATGAATATTCGGAATTGTAAACTTTTTCAAAACGCATTATATATGGTTTTGCCCCGAATTGACTAAGAATATCAATTCTATCGAACAAATTTATAATATCGTTCTTCCAAAATTCTTTATCATACTTATCATTCTTATCACAGCCACAAAATACATAAAATTTTAATTCGCGTTTCCAATCAGGAACAGTTTCGCGGATAAGTTTAAGTTTCGAGATAATCAGTTCTTTATCTTCGATATTATCAAAAGCGAAAATTACTTCACCATCATACTTCCATTTGGATATTTCGATAATCTTTTCTTTTGTTAATAGTCTTTCATCAAGCCCTTGTTTGAATTGAAACCTTTTGCCACTTTCGATTACAGGTTGAATAAGGTTTTTCCAATGTGAATAACTTAAAAAATTATCGTCAAGAAAACATAGTTTAGGACGAGATTCATCCATAAATTCAGATAGTGGGCTTGCACTAATCGCACATTTATAATTACGATTTACGCAATAATAACAACCACGAAAACAATGCCGAGTCAAATAACCGATAGAATAATCAAGATAGTATGTAAATTCAGAACGCTTCTTACCGCTATTTATTGCCGATTGCACCCATTCATCATATAGATGATAGTCGGGCATTATATGTTCTATTTCATTTGGCAAAGATGGGGCTTTATCATAAAAGAAGCCTGTCCCACCGTACTCGATATTTGGTTGTTTAAGAAATTCATTATCAGCATACCACTCTGAAATAGTGTCAGAATTTTTATTTGTCTTATCTTTTGGCTCACAAGGAATTTCAGTATCAGTAAAAACTTTACTGATATAGACCTTATCAAAACAATCTAAATTCTCGTAATCAGTCTTTAATGTTACCTCATTCCCAAGCTGTTTATGATAAGCAGAAATTTTCATACAACATAAATTAGGGAATCTATGCTTCTTTTTCCCAACAATGTCAGCATCAATAATTGCAATTTTCATTCTTCTTGTCAATAAAACCACACTTTTATCGTCATATTTATTGTCATTTGTTGTCATTTATGCCTATTTATTATAAAATATTGCATAATTTTTGTCATTTATTGTTGTGCTATTTTTAGCGTTTTTCAAATGTTGTTAATCGTGTCTTATTGAAATCTTTTCGCCACACTTAGCACAAGTAGCGAAATAATATGTTATTTTACGATTGCCATGAATAGGAAAAACCATCTTTTGACATTCAGCTTTGTCTTTGCTGAAATCTATGTCGCATTTTGAACAATGGAAATTCAGCTTGACCGGCTCATTTTGCTTTTTGAATAACCCCATTGGAATCACCTCTTTATTTTGAATCTTCTGGATAGGTTACAGTTTCCATAAACATTGAAATCTTTTACCGTCTTTTGTAGCAAAAATTTTTCTCAATTCAACAGTATGGGCTACAACATCAATTACGGTTTCATTTACTCTTAATGGTAGAATCTTATTTATATTTGGGTCGTGATTGATATATTCGTCAGTTGTCCAATTACGGATAAATGTCATATTATCGGAGGCTTGCCAGAATCTACCGCATATTTCGTAATTGCTTTCTGAAACATTGTGTTTTTCCACGGTAACTTCGCCGTTAGCTTTAGTTTCAATTTTTGTTATTTCCATAAATTACTCCCATTTGTCCGATTCCCATTGAGTACCACATCTATCACAGGTAAAAGAATAAAAATGTTGTGTTTTTGCTCTGCGAAATATACCGCCATAATCTTCCTCCATTAGTAAAACTCCAAACTGTTCTTTTCCACAACAGGGGCAGTTTTTGCTGTGTAACAGTGTTATTTCACGTTTAAGATTATCCTCAACATATTTCATATTAGTTCGTTTTATCAACATTGGTTTTCGCCTTTTCTAATTGCACGATAAATTCTTCTACCTATAATTTGATTTCTTATGAAACGATACTGCATACCTAATACCCAGCCTTGATGAACCACTTTATCACAAAGATAAATAAAACCGTCGCGCTCTAAACATTCTTCGAGTTCATTCATACTTGTAATCAATTCACCTTTTGTGTACTTTCTGCGTGATACTAAATATGTTTTATAATCTTTATATCGTTGGCAGTTATCTCTCTTTACCGTAGAAAAGCACTGCCAATCAATTCTCTTTTTGAGTTCATAAGGATTTGCATATTCACAGTTGCTACAAGGTTTTCTCATAATCAATCCCACAAAGCATAAAAGTGTTCGGAAAACAATTCAAAAAATTCATTTTTACATTTTTGCCGATATTTTTCGATTTCAAGTTCAGTTTCAAACCATTTATTCATAGTATCTTTGTATTCTGGCAACTCACTTGGAGTATGTAATGTTATATATTCTTTTTCATTTTCCTCTGGTGTGTTCAACTTCTTGCCGAACATACCATACTTTTCAGTAAATTCGTCATAAATCCTATTGTATTCTTCTTCATACGGATTCTTCTTTTGACAAGTATCTTCGCCCATTTCGCCAAGAAGGAATATCATTCGGTCAACAATCTCATTCCATTTATTCTCGTTTTTGTCTGTCGACTCTTTATCCCTGTCTTTGAAATCGTCAATCACAATCGGAGTTCCGCAACGTGTATCACGGTATGCCGTCAGTATCTTTGACATGGTTTTCATAAACCAATCAAAAGTTTCCCAAGTTGCATATCTGTCGTAGCCATTCTTGATAAGGAAATGAATTGCCTTAAAATATCGAGGGATATTAGCTACATTCTTATACCAATATTTCGGGCGGTAACAAAAACATCTTTGAAATATTTCTTTATTGTATAGAATCATAATGTCCACCCTCCACATATTGAATTAGGCTATCCCAACTTTCAAATTCATATAACACTGCCGGTTTTTTATTATCAGCAAAACAATAATCAGTTATTGATTTTTCATTTAGTGTAATAAAACCATCATCATATAACCATAAAATGCCATTCGAGCGGAATGTTCCATCATCATTTTGCAATATCCCAATGGTGGGAGATTCTTTAATAAAGCTATATTTCCGATTTCCGCGCAATAATTTTCTAACAGCCGTCAAAAGCCTATTTAACTCTGAAATTTCAAAATTCATATCATTCCTCATCCTGATAAACGGTTTTGCCACAAGTTGGACATTCACATAGATAATATATATCATTGTGGCAGCCTTGTTTGCTTTCATACTCTCCGCGCTCTGCCTTGAATACGCAACCGCAGCGTTTGCACTCAAACATTTTTGATTCAATTACCTGTCCAATATCGCCCTTTTTAATAATTTCCATAACAATCTCCTAACTCGCGTTTCTTAGTCCCATTTCAAGATACAATTCATCAACTGCATTCCCTTTTCGCTGGACACAATCGTAAATCTTTTCTTCAATGGAGTTATTAGCCTGTAAAATTATGTATGTGCATTTATTGCCTTGACCTATTCTGTGAATCCTATCTTTACTTTGCTTAAATTCTTCATAGCTAAAACTCATAGAATAGTAAATATTGTAAGTGCAATTAGTAAAGGTTAAACCTTTGCCGATTAGTTTTGGGTGCGTGAATAATAAATTGATTTTGTTATTCTTAAACTGCCGGATAATATCATCACGATTTTTGGTTTTAGATGTTAATGCCACGCCGTTAAATTTCTTTGCAAGTGATTCAATTTCGTGCGTAAACTGACACCATACAATAATCGGTTGATTGCCAATTTCGGAAACGACTTCTTGTAATAGTTTCTCTTTGTCGTTATCAAATGTGGTTATAGTCTTGTCTTTATTGATTACGAAACCACTAACGACCTCGCGGAGTTTCATTAACTTGGCGGTAAACTCAAATTTGCTCCATTGATTTATATGTTCACGAATATCATTCTCAATATCGTCATAGTAGCGTCTTTGAGTTTTTGACATATCAAATTTGCGAATTTCAAAGACTTGTTCGGGAAGGTCTAAACAATCTTCTTTCTTTAGGAAAACTGATTGTTCATCAAGTCTTTGATAGTATCGGTCTTTATCTTCGTCAGTTTGAAACCAATAGTGCGGATTTGACATATCCTGATGAAAATATTTTGCAAGAAATCCATAGTAGTTGTTTCCAAAAACCTCTGGATTCACAAATTTCATTTGGGGAAATATTTCACTATTATGATTGGGTGTGGGGCATCCACTCAAAACAAATCTGTGCGGAATAATAGTCGCAATATCTAAAAGCATAGCAGTAATTTGGCTTTTCATATTTTTCATTACGCTACTTTCATCAACCACAATACAATCAAAATTAGCTTTGCGAATTTCGTTGCGAAGTATCTTAAAACTATCGTAATTCATCACATAAATATCAGCTTCGGTATTTAGGTGTTTAAGCCTTTCTGCTTTTGAGCCTTTCTGCTTTTGAGTTTCCCCAAACATTAATAATTTTTCTATTTGGGTAAAATTTTCGGCAATCATCAATCCAAGCTGTTTCTATTACAGATAAAGGACACAAAATCAGTGACTTGGAGTAAAATTTTGCTATTTCCAAACCCATAACGGTTTTACCCGTACCTGTGTCGGCAAAGACACCATAATTTTCAGCGTTTAATGCCTTGTTGCAAATTTCTTTTTGATAATTACGCAGAAACGGTGATATAGAATATTGTTTCATAGTCTTTTCAATAGGCTTAGTATCTGATGAAACCAAGCCTAATTGAATTAACTTATTTAGTGATGAATCGGGAAATTGCCACTTGCCATCTCTAAATTTTCTTCCTTCGATTGTTCTGATGTACGGTATTTGCTCAACAGGGATTTCAAGTTCAATCATTAAATAACCTCAGTGAATTATCTTTGATCTCCTTAATTTCTTTTGCTTTAACGCCGAGAGCCTTTAACTGTGTTTCAAGCTCCTTGATTTCTGCACGAATATCTTTCTTCTTTTGTGCCAATTGTTTTTGTTCCTCTTTTGCTGCCTTTGCGTTTTCGCTCTGTTCTTTACCAATCGCAAGTTGTTCTGCAAAACGCTCTTTCATTTTCTCAATAGAATCATCTGTTTCAAAAATACTATCGTCCCAAAGTGAAAATCTTTTTTCAATAGCTAAATCGTAATACTCTTTTTGCAATTCAATTCCGATAGCATTTCTGTGATTTTCTATGGCTACTTTGTTTACTGTTCCAGCACCAGCGAATGGGTCTAATACGGTATCATAAGGGCAAGACCAGAGTTTGATACATCTTTTAACAAGTTCTTCTGCAAATGGTGTACTATGTGAAATTCCTTGATTTGGAATATTCCATACACCGTCAGCCCAATCAGCCCATTCAGCAAGAGTAATATCGGAAGCCTTGATTAACTCACAATCTCCCTCTTTTTTATACACATAAACAAAGCCGACGTTTGCCGCAAGGATTGTATCTCTTGCCTTCATGTTCCTGTAATATAAATTGCCCTGGGCAAGCATAGCTCTCTGAGCGGAATATTTACGCCAAAATGCTTTTGTCCACAACGAAAAACCATATCCTAAAAAGATGTCATTCAACTTACCAGTTAAACTTTCCTGTCCGTTTTTACCATCTCTACCTATTGTATAATTGTAATCTTCGTATTGAAGAACAAATTTACCCCCTGGCACAAGTACGCGCTGGCACTCGGCAATCACAAGCCCAAGCAAATAATAATATTCATCATAAGACTCGCAATTAGATAAGTCACAAGGGTCGTTACTGTAAACCCTTAGATTGTGATACGGAGGTGAAGTTACGATAAGATGGACGCTTTCATCCGGCAATTTTTTCAACTCTTTCAAGCAATCGCCGTTAATCCATTCATTCTTTAATCTCATAAAAATGCTCCATTCTTTTATTATGTTTTTTATATTTACTGTGCTGCCCAAAAAAAAAAAATTAAATTAGTTTTCTACCGCATTTTGGGCAGTAAATAGCATTAACCAAATCGAATTGCCCTTCCACTTTTGGTGATGTCGAATCATATAATAAGCAGCCACACTTTTCACAATTCATTTTGGTAATTCCATTTCGTGTTTTTGTTTTTCTTATAGACACATCATCATTCAAACTATCATTATCTATTTGCTTATAGATTTCTTTCATTTTTTTATAGGTAGTCCAACATATCCATGTATTACATTCTGCACAATACACACCATGCCGCAAACCTTTTGGGATTGAATATACTCTTTCACAGCCGCATTCCGGACATTTATATTCTGCTATTTGCAATCACTCGCAAATGTTGTATTTATTGTATAAATTAAAGAATCGCGGCTATTTGGTATTTCATCTTTCATCACCATTTCCAATAAACTATCAAGAATTTCACCAATTATTTTCCCTTTATATCCAAGCAAAATAAGATCAGTTCCATCCACAGCAAGATATTTTAAATCATAAACATCTCCATTTTCTCTGCATTTATTAACTTCTTCTCGTAATTTTTCAATACATTCAAGATATAAAAGCTGACTAATTGGCTGTTTATCAGAATAAATAGAAAAAACTTTTGCGCAATCCAAAGCAAGATTGATAGTGATATAGTCTAAATTGTGTAATAGTTTTCGTGCATAATATTTTGATATTTTTATTTTTGATGGGAAAATACCATAATTTGTGCTTACCCAAGTATGAAAACTCTTACTTATTTCATCTGCATATTGAAGAATCTTCCCAACGGAATCAATTATTTCATTTGAAAATCTTAACTGTTTGAGTATTTCAAAAGACGTTTTATCCCCAAAATTACTACCCAAAATAATAGCCAAATTCAATGCACAATTTGATGAATTTGCAAACCACAGCCGATAAAAAGTTTTTCTATCATTGAGAAATCCAGCCCACGGGACAACTGATTCTATTAAATATAACAGTATGTAAACTTGGGTTTTTATTCTTTCGTTATATGGAGTTTTTTTATATTCGGAAGGATTGAATGGTAGAAGCGGATAACTCAGTATTTTTGTTAATTCAGAGTTAATTCGTTCTGCCGATACTTTTTTTAGTAAATCTTTATTTTTATGTATTGCTGATAATGTTTCGGAATCAATATCACAGTTAAATCTGAGTGCAAACCTGATTGCTCTCATAATCCGTAATGCGTCCTCATTTATTCTATCATTTGGATTACCAACGCATTTTATACGCTTTTCAATAATATCATCATATCCTCCGAACGGGTCAACAATTCCTTTAACCTCATTATAAGCAATAGCATTGATGGTAAAATCTCTACGAGAGAGGTCTAATTCAAGGTCTGTAACGAACTTCACCGTTTCTGGATGGCGATTATCTTTATACTCTCCGTCAATTCTGTAAGTGGTTATTTCAAAAATATTTTCAGGCTTATCATCAAAAACCACAGATACGGTTCCGTGTTTGATACCTGTTGGAATCACTTTGAAGTCTTTAAACAACTCCATCACTTGCTCCGGCAGCGCGGATGTACAAATATCCCAATCATGCGGTTTAATACCCATAAGACTATCTCTAACACAACCGCCAACAATAAATCCCTCATAACCATTGTCGTTTAATCTATTGAGAATGAACTGTACCGGCATTGGAAGTTTAATGTTCATTTCCACGGATTATCCACCTCTTTCAAGAAACGGGCAAGTTCACCATTGTAACGAAACACAAGATCATCTTCTGTGATTTCGTTACCGAAGAAATGTTTAACAATCTGGTGGTAAATATCGGCATTTAATCCTTTAAACACAATGTTATCCTTGAACATATCGTTGTTTTCATCATGCTTATAGATTTCTTTCAACCAACCAAAATTGCTTATTTTACGCAACTTGAAATATTCGCAGCGTACTAAAGAGCCAATATTCTGTTGGCAGCTTGAAATTACTTCTTCAATTTCTTTTAAAGTACAGTTCGTATTCTGTATATCAATAATAAGTTCATCGGTAGTTAAACTATAAAATTTAACTCTATCACCAAGAACATCTTTAATATGCAGATATAGAATCGTCATTAAATATGTTTCGTATGTAATTTGCTTTTTAGGATTACAAGCGCCAAGAATTACCTGCCGGATATACTTACTGTTTTTAATGTGTTCGCTCCATGTGAAAGCACCAATATAATCTTCCCATGTTTCTTTCTTCTTGAATATTTCAGCATTATAATGTCGAAGCGCGGAAAAATTCGCTTTATTCATATCTATTGAAACAAAAGATTTGTCGGTATTACCTTCCACATATAGGTTATTTTTTCCGAGCATAACCGTATGTTTAATAATACGCGCATCAGAAAAATCATCATTTATAAACTTGTAATATCCTTGACTATTTTTAATCATGGTTATTACACTATCTTTTACTGAGCTGTAATATTCAAAATAACTTTGCTCGTCATCAAAAGATTCAAGCTCTATGCAAAATGTATCAAATTTTTTTACACAATCAAACAGAGCATCGAGTATTTTTAGCCTTTGCATAAAATAAGGTTCGTCAAAGAGGTTAATCGGTAAATTGCAATCTTTACAAAACCTCTTTTTCAAACCAATAGATTTTAATACATCTTCTTTTTTCATAAATACCTCTTAACCATTAAAATATCCGCAATTTTTACATATAACATTTCCGTTTATTTCTTCAACTAAATCCATAACTTTATCCATATCGGGAACTTCCGGCAAATTTGTTGTATTTTTTAGATCGTCAAGTTTGTGCTCATATTCATTTACGATCTCATAAAATTCTTTTGTTGGTTTCTGGTTGCTATCAAGATATTTTCCATTACGAATCTCCATAAGAAAATCATGGTCTTTCTCACGGTAGGTATTGATTTCACCCTTTTCAAGAATGTCAAAAGCCATAAGATAAAGCCGAACAAGGTGCATCATATGCTTTCCTATTTTGTTATGTTCATAAGCCTTACTATTTCTTTTTCCCATTTTCTTATACTGCTGAATAATTGTTCCCATATCATTCAGCATACCTTTATGGTCACGGAGAGGATAATGCTTTAATGTTACGTCACAAAAGATTTCGGTTTCGTAATCATCTCGCGGAGATTTATCAATATACAGTTTGATTGAATCTTCCGGCATATCGAAATATCTATTCTTGAAATCAACCGAAGCGTGTTCGATACTTTTAAGAATATGTTTTTCTAACTGAGATTGGCTTGAATTTCTTGCCGTGAAGTTTTCTAAACGGCGGAGCTGCGCATTTGCATATCCTCCAAAAGAATGAATAGCTAATTTGGATAAAAATAAATGGCGATTTGCGATCAATTTTCGCCCTGCGTCTGAAAGCAAGAAATAATGCTCTGGTTTAAGCCCAAGAATTTCCACCGTGTTAGGATTACAGGAGCAAAGTAATTTCACGATTTTATCAAATGAATAGATCGTCGTGTCCGTAGGAACATCTACAACCTGTTCAAAATCCCGCCCTGTGAGGATATTCCTCGAACTGTTTGTAGCTATCCCACGAATATCCACATCAGAGTTATCGTTATTTGTTCCATAAGCATAACTTCCTCCATATCCAAGAAGAATAATGTTTTCTGCCAAGTTTTCATTGTTTCTTAGAAAATCATATGGCTGAGATTTTAGTAATTCACTAATGTTATTTACCATTTTTACCCTCATTTCATCTCTGTAATAATTGTAACATATTTGTAACCATTTGTCAACAGTAAATATAAAAATTTTTATATTTTTTTGAAATTTATTCTTTTAATACTGCTAATAAATAATCATCAAGATATTCTTCTAAGATTTCATCTGTGTGTGATAATAATTCATCATCGCCATTGTCGAATAATTCCTCGGCAATACCACCGCCGATCGCGCATAATGTATCAGTATCGCATGGCAAACTTAATACATTTTTGATAAATTCGGTATAATTGTTTGCTTCATAAATGCAGCGAATAACAGCCGGAACGCTGCCATGACAAGTTTCATTCCAACGATAATATTCCCTTATTTCAGAAAGAGGTATCTCAGGGCTATAAGCATACTTCTCCTTTGGATAAATTGAAATACCATAACTTAGAATATCGTCTTTCCCAAGACCGTGTTTTGCCATTCCGATACATACTGCTGTAGCTACTGCACCTTTTACACCTTCTTCATGATTATGTGTACATAGTGCCGATTCTCTTGCCATTTCAGCAACTTTTAATTTGTCATTAAAGAAGTCTGCAATGTAAGAAACTCTCATAGCCGAGCCATTACCATAACTTCCATATGGTTTCTTATCATCAGAATCTACCCAATTACAAAACATGCCGCCAAATCCGCTATTTCGGTATTTTTTCGCAAATTTGGCAAATCCCTCTGAAAATGACTTTTTATGCTGTATAGCCCATTTTAAGCCCAAAGAAAGCACTGTATCGTCAGTGTAATGGCACTTTTTAGTTGATAAAATTGTAGTTTTATCATCATTATAACCACAATATATTGTGCCTTTATCAACTTTTAACACTATATCTTGTGGCTTAATATTTTGTTTTGCGTATATATTGTTAAATTCAAATGGAGAACCAACTATATCTCCGATAATAGCGCCTTTAATCGCCATTATTTAACCTCCTTATGTAAGCATTTGTAGCATACCATTGTTCTTTTGAAGGGAACGTGTCTGGAACCTTAAAATAATCAGCTAAATCTATTCCTAAAAACTCCAAATCGTCAATGGCTTCTCTTTCAAAAATACTGTCTTGCGAATTAACCCAATCGTCACGCTCCTGTTCGGTCTGAAATTCCGCGATTTCGTCAAAACTGCAATCATCTATTACTTTTTTATAAGTAGCATAAAACATAATTATTTTCCTCCTATGTATTGACTTCCAAGATTTTTTAATGTATAATGAAGAAAATTTAGTCGCATTTTCTTGATTAGTTTATATTTTAGCAGATTTATTTCTTGGTGTCAATACTTTTTCAAGAAAATAGGACTAAAAAAAGGGAGGGAATTTCCATGGAAAATATTTTATTCAAACGCATTAAAGAACTATGCACTGAGCGCGGAATCACAATCAACAAATTAGAAAGCGATTTAGGAGTAGGCTATTCATCAATCCAAAAATGGAAAAACACATCATCACCGTCTATGGATAAAATAGCAAAAATCGCTACATATTTTAATGTTTCTGTTGATTATCTGCTCGGCAGGACTGACATTAGAACACCTGTGTCTGAGCTTCTGGGCGACGATTACATCATCACGCTACAGCGCGGAAAAGAAAAAATGACACCACAAGACCAAACTAAATCTTTACAAATGATTAAACTTGCTTTTGGTTACGCATTTGATGAAGATAATTGAGCAATGTCCGTTTTATAGCCCAAGCTTTTTGTTATACTAAAAATAAGCGTCAAAGAGATTGGAGGCTATAGCACAATGATTAGAAGAATCCACATCAATAATTTGGTATTAAAACTTTATTCGCAACTCCCGCAAATTCAATTTCCATTACAACTTGACAGAATATTGCCGTTCATGCCGAACTGCAAATATATGTCATATCAAAAATTCGCGCAAATCAATAATTGTACTGTAAACGATGTTATTACTTTATGTAGAAGTAAATCCGGCTGCACTCATTATGATGTAGAAACAAACAGATATTTAATATTGATTAACCTTTCTGAAACAAGCAATTATGGTCGCCGCAGATGGACAATGGCACACGAAATAGGACACATTCAATGCGGTCATCATTTGGTTTCGGCTTTAGACAAAATTGCGGAAAATGATTTTGTGCAAATACACAATAAATATTTTGAAATTGAAGCTGATTGTTTTGCCGCGACATTATTAGCTCCATTTCCTCTGTTTAAGGTTTTAGGAATAAAAAATGCGCATGATATTCAATCTGTGTTCGGTTTATCCGCAGAAGCCGGCGCTATACGCCTCAAGGAGTATAGTATATGGATAAAAAGCCATAGAAAAACAGCATGGGAAAACGATATTGTGAATGTTTATTTGCAAAAATCAATATAATGATTATACACCTCGTAGGAAACTATGAGGTGTATTTTTATGCCATTCTTTGCTCGGCAATTTTGAAATATGTTTCGTCAATCTCGATTCCAATGAAACGCCTATTCAATTCATTACAAGCGATTCCGGCACTACCAATTCCCATAAATGGGTCTAATACAACATCATGCTCTTTAGAAGAATTATCTATCAATATTTTCATCAATTCAACTGGCTTCTCTGTGTCGTGGTAATTCTTACCGTTTTCATCCTTTGTCTTTTTGTTTTGAACCGATAAAATGTCACTTGTGCCACAATGATTTATCTTAACTCCGCGACCTTTGCGGAAAAACAAAATATATTCAAATTGTGACATATAATATGTACCGACAATTTTATTCTGCTTGTCCCAAATCAATGATTTAATAAAATGAAATCCAGAACCTATGAAAACATTAAGAATGTTCACTAAATTGACATGATTTGTCATTACATAACAATGCCCGCCGTCTTTCAAAACTCTATAAAACTCTGGCGCATATTCTGAGCAATCAATGTTGTTATGAGTAAATACTTGACCTTTTAGATTGATTTTCTTTTTGAACATACCGCCGCCAAGACAATTCCCGCGAGAAGTTGTCCGATACGGCGGGTCTGTCACAATTAAATCAATGCTATCATCTTCAAACTTCTTTAGTTGCTCCATACAATCACCACAAATTAGTTTTGTTCGGGGGTGATTATTATTTATTTCCGTTACACTCATTATTTATTGGTTGGTTTCAGATTCTTCTTTTTCATCGGCAATTAAAACTTGTGTTGAAATAATCATGGTTGCAACGGATAAAGCATTTTGCAGAGCTGTTCTTGTAACCTTTGCGGGGTCGATTATGCCGCTTTCAATCATATCAACAAAATCATTCTTCATTACATCAAAACCGTAATTCGGATTTTTGCCTTTGTTTTGATTATATTGTTCTCGGAGTTTTTTGCAATCGTGTCCGGCATTTCTCACGATATTATTAAACGGCTCTAACAATGCAGATTTAACAGCATAATATCCATCAATATTATCTTTTCCAACCGCATTAAGGTCAATGGAATCAAACGCCCTTAGATAAGCAATACCACCGCCGGGAACAATGCCTTCATCAATCGCAGCCCTCGTAGCCGCAAGCGCGTCCTCTAAGCGAAGCTTCTTGTCCTTCATTTCGATTTCTGTAGCAGCGCCGACGCGAATAATCGCTATTCCGCTCGTAAGCTTTGCAAGACGCTCTTTGAAATTTTCTTTATCGAAATCTGATGTTGCTTTCTCAATCTCGGCATGAAGTGATTTAATTCTGTTTTGTAAATCATTTTTATCTCCATTGCCGCCGATAATCGTTGTGCTATCTTTGTCAACCTTGATTTTCTTTGCTGAACCAAGATTTTCAACAGTTGCATTTTTCAGGCTCATTCCAAGTTTGCTACTAATGAATGTTCCACCTGTGAGAACAGCTATATCTTCAAGCCATGACTCGCGCATTTCTCCGAATTTTGGCGGCTTAACACAAACCACATTGAGAACTCCGCGAAGTTTATTCTGGATAAGCATACCAGTTGCTTCATTTGTCAAATCGTCGGAAATGATAAGCAAGGCTCTACTGTTGCTTGAAACTTCTTCGAGAATTGGCATAATGTCATTGATATTGACTATCTTCTGGTCGGTAATCAAAATAAGTGGGTTGTCATACTCTGCAACCATTTTGTCTACATCTGTTACCATGTGTGGCGCAATATAGCCCTTATCAAAACGCAATCCTTCTACAATCTCATATTCAGTATTATCTGTATGGGATTCTTCAACCGTTATTACAACGTCATTGCCCAGCTTTTCGATAATTTCAGAAATAATCTGTCCGAATTGAGAGTCGCGGGAAGAAATTGTTGCGATTTTCGCTATGTCGTCTGCTCCGCGTACCGGAATAGAGTTTTTCTTAATATAATCAACAACGTCATTTACCGCTGCTTCCATTCCATTCTTAACCAAAACAGCACTTGTTGTCTTAACCAATGGCAATCCAACATTAACCAATGCTTGTGCGAGAACGATTGCGGTTGTAGTTCCGTCGCCGGAATCGCTGTTGGTCTTTGATGACGCTTCGCATACAATTTTTGCACCCATATTTTCAAACACATCAGGTAATTTTACCTCTTTCGCAATGGTCACGCCGTCATTTGTGATAAGTGGAGAGCCGTAATCTCTATCCAGACAAACAAAATTTCCTTTCGCGCCAAGAGTTACTTTTACACATTCAGCGACGGTATTAACACCGTTTTGAAGTTTCTCTTGCGCATTTTCCTTATAAATAATTTTTTTATTCATCAATTTTTACCCTCGCAATTACATCTTTGTCTGCAACGACAATGTATTCTTTCCCGTCAATTATATATTTCTGAGATTTTCTAATGTCATACATGAGAATATCTCCTTCATTATAAATGCCTTCTTCAAGGTCATGCCCACTATAAAAACGATGAATATTGACAACCTCTCCCAAGCATTTTGTGTCGTTACTATTTGTAACCAAATTGCTATGTTTTGGCATTTCATAAGGAATTAATAGAATATAATTCCAAGTAGTTTCTAAAGTGATTTTCATTTATTTTCCTTTCATTATGTATGTATTGTATTTCCGCGCGGTTTCTTCAAAAAATCTTTGCCAATCGCTATTGATTAAATCCAAATAATCTATCGAATGTTTCTTGCAAAAATCTGTCTTTGAAAACATTTCAACCAAAGTTTGAGATAAATCATTCTCATTACGAATAAGCGCTTGCTTAATGTTTCTGAAAACAATCCATGCTTCATTTCGTAAAACTATGCCGCCCCAACAATCATTGTAAATGAATTTCTCTTTGCCGTCTAAATCCATATCGAAATATTTCTTTGCGCGATATGTTAATGGTGTTCCATTGTCTTTTATATCGGACGGTATATGCTGCGCGGAGAAAAAATCTCTATGCTTAATCCACAAATCATTTCCGGCAACAAAACAAGGGCAAGAACATTTCTTTGGAATATAATCCGCTGAAAAACTCTGTTTAATGCCTTTTAATTCTGATGGTTTAGCTAACTTCGGTTGACCATAAAATCTATACGAAACCACTTCACAAGAAATTTGAGAAGCCAAAAACAATTTGCAAACATCCTTTGGATTTGAGCAAGTAAACGTGCAAGGATAAATAAGCCTTCCGTTTGGCATAAATTGATATTCTGCAATATCATAAAATGTATTATCGTTTAAGTCTTTATAAAGTCTTATTCTTAATGTGCCATCCGACAGAACACTTTTATACCATTGACGTGTACGATTATCTGATACATACTGAACTGCGATAAGCTCAGATTTACGTTTTATTTCGGATATTGAATCCATAAAAGAAGTGTCCGTATATGGCTCAACTTTAATAACTTTCTCATTTATGAAAAAATTTGCAGCTTTTTCGGCAGTTTCAGCATAAATCTTTGGTTGATAACGGAATCCTTCAAGTGTTAATAGCCACCTTTTCATTGTTTCTCCGTCAAATAATAAGGAACTTGCATTGGGCTATACGCCGAATATAGTGTGTCTTGGTTTATGCTGTTAGAATAAAGCACAGCATTGACCCTGCGCCCAATCAAATTGCCACTTGATATTAAGAAGTCTATACAGCTTCCATTGTCAAATGATATATTTATTTTGCCGTTAATCCGGTCAATTCTAACCTTGCCGCCAAAAAATTCTTTCGTAGGAACATCGGTAAAGAAAATAGCCATTTCCTGTAAATTCTTGCAAACGACCAAAGCCTTAAAGCGCGGAAACGTTTTGCAGTAATTTATTACTGCTTTCATTGAAACAACGGAAAAACTTGTAAATATTGGGTTAATTGTTCTCATTTAACTCACCAATTAATTTCGTCGTCAGGGTCGAAAATCGGGTCGCCCCAATCATCGCCACCTGCAATATAACTACTAAAATATTCAACATCACTTGAAAGAACTGTATTTGTTATTTTTACTTTTTCCTTCTGGAATGTTGGCATAGTGTATTCGTTTTTCATTTAATAACATCCTCTGCGTATTTACTTGATGAACGATATGTTATATCAAATTTCTTTGCCAAATCATCTATTGTACAATCCCCGAATATTTCACCATCTGTATAATTCAAATGAGAAACAAAAATAGAAGTTTTAACTGGATTGGTCGATATACATTTAGCCAATATTGAATCCATCATTACTCTTTCACAAAAATCCACACAATTAAACGGAGCATAACGAATATAATCTTGATAATCATTATGAACATTTGTTAAATCTTCAATGTTTGGGTTTATTTTAGATTTATCACATTCATCAGGCAGTCTACCAACTCCGTGCCGCGTAAAATAAGACCGTGTAATATAACATATTTCAACGTTACCATCAAGGGAATTTGAACGTTCAATAGGTATTTTTGATTTTGTGCTACTTGCGGTTACATTTGGATATTCTGCCATATTGTTTTCATCCAATGATAAACCCTGTGCTCCTTCAAACACAATGACATCGTATAATTGCGCTATTTCTTCAAACGTAGAAACAATTACACTATTTTTCATCATCTGGAAATCTGCAATATATCTATTGATTAGTTCTTTGCTATCAATCAATGTCATATACTCAGGCGGGATTTCTTCGATTCCATACTCCAATAATTTTGCAGGAAAATAAATATGTGCAATACTCCACAAATAAAAGTATAAATCTTTTTCTCTCATTTTTGCCATTTCTATATATGAGAAATTGAAGTGTGAGTTTTTGTATCTTTTTTGAGTTTCCCAAATTCCCAACCCACAAGAGCCATGTTTTTTAGCGCCCCTATTAGCTTCTATGATTTGATTCAAAAATGCGTCATATGGCGTTGATACTTTACACTCAGGAGAAATATAGGAAATTGGTGAATATCCCATGTCGTTAAGATTACTTTTTTCTATGCAGAAGAAAATAGGATTTACAATAAAGTTTTGGTCAAAGTAGGTATAAGCACCATCGAATGTACCACTTCCAAAATGATGGAAAATATGCCTTAATTGAGTATCTTTTGTTTCTACGGTATGACCTCTTTGGCAACCACCGTTGAACAAAACATTAAGACAACTCTTTTCATTTTTTGCGGCTTCTGCGGAGAAATAATGTGTTGCCAATCCTTTACATTCGTCACCATAGTTACTTCCAATTACTACTTTGACCTCAACTTTTTTCATGTTATCACCAAGTAATTTCTGTATTTGTTGTAATAGTTTCTGTTTCCTGTTTTCCGGCTACAATATCTACAATCTTATTTGCAATATCATCCAGTGTTACAGTAAATAAGTGCTTGTTATCAAAATATTTTCCGAACGACTTTTGAATCCTTTCCTCATAATATCTCGCGGACGTTTCTCTGTCATTTACAACCAAATGATATACGTCGAATTTTTTACAAACTTCTTTATATAAATCTTTCGTTTCAATATCTGCTTCGAGATGATCTCCAATATATGCGCGGATTTTGCTCTTTGAAAGATATGGGTTTAACGGTTCATCGCCCATAGTAATGATGATACCTTTCTTACCGCGCTTCCAACAATCAAGAGATGTATGGCGCAAACCACAATACCATGCTGCTGTATATGACTCAAAGCCATTTCCTCCGCCGCCGCCCTCAAAATAAATCTTATCAAGTTGCTCGGCAATTCTTACATCAGATTCAAACTGAGAAATCTGAACCGGTGCTTCATCATAAGCCAAATCGCCAATCCCCATAACACAGAACTCAACGTCGCTTACCTTCTGGTAAAGCTTTGTCATTACTTCATTAAGCTTCTTTGCTACTTCGATAGCAGCACCACCCATGCTTCCAGTTACATCGAGAGCAAGAATAACAGGTATTGTATTCGGATGTTCCTCAGAATCACAGCATTCGCGCATTACATTTTTTGGATTTAGTTCCTGTTGAATATTTCTTGACTTATAAATATCCTGTGCAGACATATTATCTGCGATGAACGAGAAACAACCGGAAGAATCTGTTGTCACTTTACGTCCAATTGATTTTGTATAATTAGCATAATTTGAAGCTGTCCAAGCACCGCTACCCATTACTTATCCACCTCATCATCGTCTATATCATTATCTATTTCTGTTTCGTCGTCATTATCATCACCGAAATCAAACATACCATCAAAGATATTTGTCATGCCGCCATTTAACATCATGAGCGGAAAAACAGAACTTAATCCACCGCCGTTTCCAGAATTGCCTTTCATCATTTCGGACATCATCATGTAGGACATGATATTCTTCATACCGCCCTTGCCCTTTAACAAATCCGTTCCAAATGCAGAAACGATTTTTCCGTAGAAATATGTATTACCCATAAATACATGACGCTCTGGCAAGATTTCCTCAACAGTAGAATCTTCGTAGTTGATAACCTTGATGCTCTTTTTATTGATACCAATAACGCATTTGGGAAGTTTATTGACGAAAATAATGTCACCAATCTCAACCTTGTTTGTCGGGATAACAAAAAAGAAATCATCGCAAGCATCAAAAACAAAGTTACTGCAATTCGTCAGTCTGCCCGTTTTGACATTGTATGTCTTATAGCCGCCAGTTGTCTGTACGGCAATACCGCCAGTCATGGAAAGTCTACATTTTCCGGACTGTACTTTTCCAAACATTCCGTTCATACTATTCATAAAATTCATTATTTTTACCTCTCTTATTAACTTCCGATAAAATATCCAAGTTTTTGGATAAGTTTGATTGTTTCGAGCGCAGTATTGCGATCGTATTCTTTTTCTGATTCGGGTAATTCAGAATAAGGAATTAAACAAGGATGAAGTTTATTGTTATCATCTCTGATTTTGCCGTATTTCCAACCTTGTTCAATTCTTCCCTTTGCCCATACATCATGCGTATTCTCTGCCAACTTTTCAGTAAGCGCCAATAATTCGTGGGGTGAGAACTACATCTGACGTATCAATCGGATTAGGATTATAAGTATTCATTTCTCTTTCTCCTTTAACTTCTTTGTATTTTTCTTTCAACGGTACACAATGTATCATTCTTGCTACCGCCATGAGCAACAATTAAAATTTCAATAATTTCAAACCCACGCTTTTTGCCAACTCCATTTGTATTCCAACCAAAACTCAAACATAATCCGTTTGGTTTTACTATTCGAGCGATTTCATCTAAATGTTTCGCTCTCCATGAGGCTTTTGTGTGTTCGGCAGTAACAGTTATACCAACGCCCTCATAACATTCTTTAACTTGGCGCGGTGAGTACGGCGGGTCGTATAAAACCACATTGGCAGATTCGCTTTTCATCATTTTCAAAAAATCCAAAGCGTCTAAATGGTAATCCGTATCATATTTCGGATTCAAGTCATTAGTTATAGTCCCAATTTTGCAATCATTTGAAAATGGGTCGATTATAACTTTCTCCCCCGAAGCATATTTGCTTACCAATTCGCCGATTGGCTTAATCGAAAAGGTTTTACTATTTGGCATTGCCCAAGTGCGGTTTATGACCATTTGAAAAACCTCTTGATTCGTTCCCATATTCTCGGCTGATATTTTGGGCATTTGCAAGGTGCTATGCGGGCAGAACTGTCGAGCGCACACTTTACATATTTTTTGCCAAGAATTGATTTCATAGCGTGTTTACATTTCATTCTTTACCTCGTGTCTATCTTCAAGAGATTTGCCAAATTGTAATTCATGTCCGGAATTTCAATATGTTCAAATCCCTCTTGTTTCATTAAATCTGTTATGTTTGATTCATAACAATCTACCGCATTTCTCCATGCTTTATAGTTTTTGCTGGTATCGCACCGTTCATAACGATAGCTGAGCATATTAATCCATTTCTCTTTAAGAGAAAGCGAAGGAAAGACAATCACCTGCTTTTCGGCAGGTTTTCTTGCCAATTCCTCACGCACTTCTTTATGAGAAGAAACGCAAACAATGTAACCTTGCCGGCACAAGCTTCTTGCAATATTGCAATATGCTTTATACCAATCGCCTTGTCTTACGCCATCTACAAAGAAATTGCTGCTTTCCAAATCAATTACTTGAATGTGATGAAAAGCAAGCGCCGATTTGCCAACTCCTTGATAGCCAACAATAATCTTTCCAGTTTCTTCTAAGTACATTCATTACCCTCGTTTTCTATAAGTTTATATGAACTTCTCAGTGAAGAACTACCAACCATAGTAGTTAAAGTGCCTATTGTGTTTTGGTCGGCTCTTATTCTGCTATTGTAGTCATCATATACTACTGTATTTCTCCCCCGAACGCTGCGGGAACAGTGTTACTTTGATTAGAGCCATTTATCGTATCAAATAATCTGTCGAGCGCGACTTCAAATGCCCCAATACCAGAAAAATAACTACTAACTTTTAGGTCATCAAATAAATATGGCATTGCTTGATAAAGCTCATAAAATATGTAAAATAAAACATCTGTAACAATAGAGTTTCCAGCCTGTTTGTAAAGTTGTGAATTTGCCCTGTCTTTGCCATTGTAAAATTTATCATTCAATGCTTTTTGCGCTCTTTCAAATTGGTCATCAGAAAATCCCATCAGTCGAAAACACTCTTTCGGAGATAGTTTTCTAATACGATAACCAACAGAAGAATTATCTATCATTTTTATTCCACTCCTACTTGCTCTTTGTGTGGGACAATAATCTGTTGTTTTCTCCCCCCAGCCCTTATCTCGGTCATCATAAAAGCAGGGAATTTCCGTATGCTTAACGTCCATCTATTACCTCGTGATTTGCATTTGTTTCATCTTTCTCAATTTTTATAACCAACGGAATATACCCCCGCCCATTCCCATTGATGATGTAAGCGTAGTGCATATCCCATCAGTTTTAATGGCTTGATTTTTCTGTAAACCGCCGATTAATATTATCATTTCTTTCACTCACTATAATCATTGGCTGATTGCCGCCGCCTTGACACGTTCGTATTGTCGGACAAAAATAGTTTACATCCCACACGTTGCCGGCATAATTCATTCCTGAATAATCACCATATACATTGCCAAGTTTAACGACATTGCCTGTCTGTTCGGTGATTGTGGTCGCAATTTCTTTCATCATAAACCACAATCAATGAAGGGTCTTTATATTGGCTTGCTGGAAGCGTGGATATGATTCCGAATATAGAATAAATCCAACCTTTTTGTCCCCCGAACCCTTATGAGCCAATCTAATTATTCGCTGCTTATTCAAGTTTTGTTATAACTCCATTCATTTGCTGATTGCCAAATCCTTTGTAATCTCTTGCACATAAAGTGTTGGCAACATCAGTTTCTTTATCAAAATAACCACACTGATTGGATAATAGACAGGTTATGTCTGAATAACATCCCATTGGTGCCTGTCTATGCTTCCTCTCCCCCGCTCCTTACGGTGTTAGAGTATTCCTTATCTAACTTGCCGCTGCGAATTAAATCATCAATTAATTCTTTTGCTCTGGGCGTGTTAATGTAGTATTTTTCATCAACTTCATCTTCAAGCATATCTTTGAGGCGTTTGCCGTTATCAAAACCTTTTGGGAATTTGAACTTTCCATTATCCAATTCTTTAAGAATGATAATTAAATAAACACGCTCACGATTTTGAGGGATTCCGTAATCCTTGGCGTTCAAAACTTGATAATACGTGTTGTAACCGTATTCGTGCAATTCATCAATAAACATTTGAAATGTTTCCTTGAATCTTTTTCCGACGATGTTTTTAACGTTTTCATAAATCCCCCACTTTGGCTTATTTGCGCGAATGACGCGCAACCATTCAACCAATAAAGAACTGCGTGTTTTATCAATATTTTCACTTCCGCACTGTGGGCATTTATGTCGTTCTGAATAATGCACGGTTAATGGATTGTATTCGCAACCACAATCCGAGCATTTCCATTTACTACCAGCTTGATTTCCGGCAACGCTAAAATCTTGACACGGAGAACCGCCACAAATCATTGTGAATGGCTTTATTTTTGTTTCATCAACTTGTGTAATATCGCCGAGATTCAGACTTTCATCTACGCCATGAATCGCACAATAACTTGTTGTGGCAAATTTATCAAATTCACAAAAATTAGTAAGTTCATATCCGCGTGGCTTTGAATTATTATTTTTATCGTCGTTTTAACACGAATAACCCTCAAAGTTTCGGAGTTAAAATTTAACGAAAGAATAATTTATTACATAAGAAAATCAGAAAGATGGGTAATTAAGACATATAATGTACAATAAAAATAATATTTGATTTATCTGCTTATGTTGTTTTTTATGTTTACTGCTTACCTTACAAAATCCATGATAAGATTGTAAATCTCTCTTTCGCATTCGCACCAAGTAGTATTCCAATCAACTTCATGCGCGGTATGAGGACGCTCGGTCTGCAAACGCTGCGACATCATCAGAGAACAGAACAGCGACTTAGCGGAAATATCCCAATTCGCGCCGTTTTCGTCTTTGCCAATCAGTCTAACGTCACAATCCTTGACCTGTGCAACTGCGTCCGTGAATTTCTTTACATCATCAATAGTGTTGAGTTCAACCTTGTATCTAAATTTGCTCATTATTATTTCACCTCTTTTCCTTACTAATTAGATTATAACACAAACAATATATTTTGTCAATAAGATTTTTATATTTACTGTAAATTATTTTTGATGTAATCTTCTTCATCAATTATCTTTGTTCCATACTTCGCGGCTGCTTTATTTTTTGAACTTCCAGACGTTTTATCATTTGTTATCAAATAGTCTGTTTTGGCTGTCACGGAAGAAACAACTTTACCGCCCTTGCTTTCAATATCTTTTACAAGCGCATTGCGGTTTTCAAACACCGTTAATTTACCTGTAATGCAAAAGCTTTTTCCGGCAAAAACAGCAGAATTGGAACTATTGGAAAATTCAAATTGAATATCTAACTCTTTAATCAAAGAAGCTATTTCACTCATATGTGCATTGACATAATTATCAATCAAATCACTTGTTGTTTCACCAATAGCCGGAAGTTTGCTCCAATTTTCTCTCCATTCAACCAAAGATAAAAATGTATCAAGCAAGGTGCCATCACTATCTGTATAGTTTTTCTCGCAATACTCCGCGATAGTTCTTGCCGTTGATTTACCGATATTTGGAATACCAATCGCAACAATCACATTGGATAGTTTACACTTGCGGCTTTCGTTTACCGATTTGATGATATTATTCACTATTGTTTTGCCAAATCCCGGCAATTTCTCAATTTCCGACCTATGCGAATCCAAATAATACAAATCTTTGAAGCGGCGGACAAATCCGTTATTAATAAGCGCTTTTAATCTTTCATCGGAAATGCCGACGATATTCATAGCATTTCTGCTTGCATAGTTTGCAATTTTATCATGCAGAATAGCTTTACAATCTGGATTTTGGCAATAAAGCATTTCTCTGCCGTTATCATTTTTGATAGCAGTTGGTTTTCCGCAAGAAGGACAAACCTTCGGAATCTGGTATGTATTGCTTCTCGTCAAATTCTGAGTAATCATAGGAATTATCTGATTAGATTTGATAACTGTAATTGTATCTCCGATTCCAAGTTCCAATTCCTTAATTATGCTCACGTTATTAAGTGTTGCACGGGCAACAATCGTGCCATCAATTTCAACGGGGTCAAAAATTGCAACCGGATTTACTAATCCTGTTCTACTTGTATTCCATTCAATATTTCTCAATATGGTTTCATTTTCATCTTGATAAAATTTGAAAGCAAGAGAATGTCGTGGGTGATGACCTGTCATTCCGAGCGATTCACCATATTTAACATCGTCAAACATTCCAACTAATCCATCAATAGGAATATTCTCTACTTCGCAGTATAATTTAATGAAATCAATTCCTCCATTAAAAGATTTGCTTAATGGATTTGATTCATTCCGCGCGTAATATTTAGGTACAACATCAAACCCTAATTGAGATAATTTTTCCAACCTATAAATCTGTGAATTAATGTCTTTATCTATATGATAGAGTTTCCACGCAATAAATTTAACATTCCTATCTTTGACTATCTGGCTATTGAGCTGCCGGACAGTACCACTCACAAGATTGCGCGGATTAGCGAATGAATGTTTGCGTACATATACATCAAGACTATCACCAGATAAGCCTTTTGCTTTTGCCTCATCTACTGCTTTGAGAATCATAGGATTATTGATTTTTGCGAAATCTTCCTGAGTGATGATACATTCTCCATCAACAATCAATTCTCCTTGATAATCAATGGTTAGTGGGATATTGGAAAAAGCTCTTGCGTTGTTTGTAATATCTTCTCCCGTTTCGCCATCACCACGAGTTTCAGCGCGGATTAACTTTCCGTTATTATAATATAACGAGCAAGTCAATCCATCGAGTTTAGCCATAAGCAAACAATCTTTTGTACCGAAAAACTTTATAAATTCCTTTTCATCTGTGGTTTTATCCAAAGACAACAATGGGTGGTTATGCTTAACTTTTTTCAATCCGCTCACAACCGTATATCCCGCATTTTGCGTAGGAGAATTTGACAGAATAATTCCAGTTTCTTCTTCGAGTTGCACAAGTTGGTCATAAAGTTTATCGTATTCCATATCTGTAATTAAACTTTCGTTTTTGTTATAGTAGAAATCGCGGTATTTGTTTAATCTTGTAATCAGTTTTTTAATATCATCAAGTCTGGTCATATGTACTCCTTTTCTTGCCGACAATAAATAAACTGATAATCAGTGCTACAGCATACAGAATCGAGCCGACAATTAAGATGTTTTCGTAGTTATTAGTTGCTCCAAGAATGATTTCAGACGTATTATTTCCTGTTAATCCGGCAATAGCCCATGCTGACAAAGCCAATCCGTGAATCTGACTAATCTTCTTCATTCCAAAACGTTCTGACAAAAGCGCAGGAAGTGTTGAAAATCCGCCGCCATATCCAGCATTAACAATAAACAAAAATGCGATTACTATTATTGAAAGCACAATATTTGTAACACCAGAAATTGAATGAGTTAATAATGTCAATGCGGAAATTGCAATGCAACTTGTGAAAATAATTTTATAAATCGTATTTCTCTCTTTCATTTTATCTGAGAGTGTTGAATAACCAATTCGCCCAAGAGCATTAAATCCTGCCGTAAATGATGGGATAATACTTAAAATCAATGCCAATCCTGAGAATGTTGCAAATGCAACGCCTAAAATTTGCTTTTCATATGAAATAATCATCAGACCACAATGTATGTTGATAAAGAACATCAACCATATTCCGACAAATTGTTTATCCTTAAACATTGATAATACATTAAATCCTTGATTATCTTTCGGCTCAATCCAGCCTTCCGGTTTTTTGAGCAAAATGTGTCCGAGGAACATCAAGCAGAAATATGCCGCGCCGAGGATAATAAACATTGGCGCAATTTCGAAACTTCCTTGTAACCATTCCATAATTGGTGTCGCTATTGCCTTTGCTAAACCAAATCCCATAATCGAGATACCCGTTGCAAGACCTTTATTTTCGCTAAACCATAACATAAGCGTTTTCACGGGTGTTAAATAGCCTATTCCTAAACCGATTCCCATAATCACGCCGTAACATAAATATATTCCTATCATTGCCGCCCAGCCAGTTAGGAATTGAATAGACAACCCTGTTCCAATCATACCTGTAGTAAAGCAAATACAAGCAATCAATGATGATTTATGTATGTCTTTTTCAACAAATTTGCCGACAAATGCCGCGCTCATTCCGAGAAAGAATATTGCAAGGGAAAATGCCCAACCAACAGCAAACGGTGACATTCCAATTTGTTCTGCTATGGATTGTTTGAATGTTGACCAACAATAGACCGTGCCGACGGAGCAATGTATCAAAAGCGCAGGAATCGCAGCCCTAATCCATTTATTATTCATTGGATTTCTCCTCCCAATTTATAATGATTTCACGCCATACGTAACTGTACTCAACCACATATCCCAATTTTTCATAGTATTGCCTAATGTATTCTGCTTCCTCTTTATTATAAAGATTTGTTATTCTTCTTATGGAATACCCGCCGTCTTTGGCTGCGTTTTTGATTTGACTATTCAATTCAATGATTAAACCAATAACTCTACTGTTATCATATTTATGTTTTCGTGTTATTTTTCTCATTTCTTTCGCTGTTTTCACAAGCCTTTAACCTCACTTCCAACAGAGCGACTTTGCGTTCTAACCTTTGAACGTAATCGCATAGTTCGTTATGTGCTTTTTGTAAAGTAAAGAGATAAGACGAACCACCATAAAAATATGGCGGGTCAACTTTTGGGATTTTTGCTTTTCTCATTTGTTCCTCATTCCATCTTACCCTCTGCATTTCGCGGATTTTGCCAAGATATAAACAACTCATAGTGTCGGGAATAAATATCATAACGTACAAGGTCTATTTTTATATTGTAATTCATATTTCTGTAATATTCTAATAGCGATTTGCGTATCTCGCAATTAGTAAAACATTCATAATACAAACTAAGGCTATATTTCCCACATCTGATTTGGTGTTTAATCTTTTTGTTGATTTTGTTTTGTATTCTTTTGAATTTCTTTTGCACTAAATCATTTGTCATTTTATATGCTTCTTCTGCATTAATCATTTAATCAACCTCACTCTCAAATGTCTCAAGCACTTTGCGGTAAACCCATCTGTTCGGATTATACCAACGGCTATCAAAAATCATGCTGTCGTCGCCCGTATAATGTTTCAGTATCGCCGCAGCTACCGCAGATGAACGTGAAATTCCAGCGTCACAATGAACCAATATCCTCTTGTCCTTATACGTCTCAACAAAATCGACAACTGTTTTAGCGTCCTTGTCACTCATAAGATCACTGATTGTTGTGGGATTTCCATAAACATCATTATCTCCCGGACGGTCAGCGTCCATAAATTCAAGATTCAAAATAGCCACAACCCTATTTTCGTCAGTTGGTTCAACTTTTAAATAAAAATAGTCAATATTGGGCGTAGAAATCGAAATGATTGCAGAATCGGTTTTGTGCGGCTCTTTACAATATTGTGAAGCGTCAAATCTACTGAGAACGCCTATTGAAATATTATTCATGTTATAAATTCTCATTTAATTTCACCTATCTTTCAACACATACTTCTGCCAATTTCCCATTAGAACAATAAATCGAAAAAGATGTAGAAGTGTTTTCTGTTATTTCGGGTGGTTTATAAAAACCATCAAATAAATATCCTTTGCCATATAAAGTCTTTTTGCCACAACTTTCAGAAATATATCCTTTTGTGAATACACCAATATGTTCACCTTTTTCGTCCTTAAAAGGAGTGTCTTTTACATTTTCAAGAAGATAATTCAAACTGTCCTCGGTTAAATTATCGGCAATTGAAGCAATTTTCACTGTAAAACTTTTCATTATTTACCTCACGGAATCACAAACATATAAACAACCCATGAAATCAAAATCTGACACAAATGAATACTTTGGTCTGCAATCAAATTTATTTCTAATTTATTAGCTTTCAAATTATCAACAATGCAATGAATAATCATATTAACAACCAACAAAATAAAATAAGGTAATATAATTGCCGGCAGTATGTGAAAGAATAAAGCATAAACCAAAACAGGAAGGTTAATTGAGAAAGCCCACGAAAAAGAATGGACTAACAAAGCTACTTTATAATCATTCTTGTATAAGTTGTCAGGTGCATTTTCTTCCCACCATTTCTTTTGTTTAGCCGAAGCAAGCCAACCTTGTAAATAATAATCGTCAACAACATGACAGAATATCATTATTGGAATTAAAATAAATAATATAGTTTCATGATTAGTCATTTATTTCATGCTCCTTAAAGGCTCGTTCGGCGGCTTCATGGGTGAGAAAAAATCTCTCGCCAATCAAATTACTATTAAACATCACATCTGAATCAATCAAAAATCCGGTTGCGCCATAAACCAACTGAGTTACTGTTGATTCATATATGCGCCCTGCCGTATCGAAATAATAGATTTTCTCGCCTGGCTTGATAGGTAACTCGACAAAACGGGAGCGATCTTTGAAGTCATTACATTTTGGTGCATAGTCGAATGCAGGGTTCATTATTCTCGTCTTTTGGCACACCTTAACGTGCACACAGTTTTTACAACTTGCCATTTTCAACCCTCCGGTTCCAAGATTTTACTGCCAATTCTTTAATGTCGTTTTTTGATGTACCTATACCGCAATTATCACATTGAACATGCCAGAAGCCCATATAATCCTGATATAGTCCTGCTTTGCCACCGCAGAACGGGCATTTCTTTATACTTTTCGTTAAATTTGCCATTACTCGCTCGCCTCCATCAAGTACAACTTTTGAAAAAGTCTCCATATAGTCCGGCTTGTTTTGCTATAGACTGTTCTATCTCTTTTTTTATATCCTCTAAATCTATCGTTACGGTTGTGTTCGGAGCAATTTTCACTTGCCTGTATTTGTGTGGAACTATTGCAGAATTAGACAACTCTGAATTAGCCGTTGCCGATGTTGGCTCTAAAAATCCGACCATTTCCATACGCTTGTGATTGCAAGTTTCAACCTTTGGACATTTGGCACATTTAGAACATAATCTTCTCAAAGTCATTATTCCACCTCCGCTTCAAGTTGCATTTCAATACAAGTTAAGCAATTACCATCGCAATCAAAACAACCGCCACATTCGTCACAATCTGTAGCAATAGCTGCGATTTTTCGCGCTAATTCTTCAACCGTCATAGTTTTCATGGATTCAAATAACGTCATTTATATTCACAGGCTTTCCGTCAACCCCAATAATCGGAGTGCTTATTTCTTCAAGATGTTTATTAAACTCGGCTTTTTCTTCTTCTGTTAAATATCGCATTTCTTCAATCGGCGGCAAAATGGATTCTGCTTTCTTTAGTGCTTCTGGTTTATCCTCTAACTCAATCATAAGCCTTAACGCCTTTATAGCTAATCTAAGTGCTTGATTTAATCTTTTTTGGTCTACAGAAACCTTTTCAGTACCAATATAACGATTTAACTCTATAATAGCTTCTCTTGGTGTCATTAACTCACCCCCTTAACAAATCGCTCTATTTCTATTTTGGAATTGTCGGCAGTTTCACTACTTGCAAATTTAGATTTATCATATTTCCAACATGAGCCATTCCACACTTGCAAGAAGTCAGTATTGGAATAATCAATAGATAGCTGTTTCTCACGCAACATTAGATTTAATGCTCTAACGCAAGGTCTGCCATAACTATTATCAGCACAATAGTCACATATTTCTCCGTTGCCGCACTTTCCAATGCTCGTTTCTTCATTGTCAAACATTTTATTGCACCAGCGCTGGAATCTATTCTCCCAATTTCTTTTTACCTTATCAGATTTATCACTTTTCTGAGGTTTATTTTCTATTGGTTCACCCAAGAGATCAAATGCTGTGAAATCAAATTTATAATTCTTATACATCTTGCTCTTTGCTCTTTTCTGTTCTTTTGAATAGCATGTTAGCTATTCTTATACATTCATCACGGCGTAATCTAAATTGGTTGATATTATAATCTATGTTTAACTTATCAATGAAATTATCGGTGTGTTTCTTACGTTCTTTTAGGCTAATTATCCTGTCATTAAATCTGTTTGCAGTTTCAAGATAATCATTAGCCCATTCTGTATAATTCATTTGCTACACCGTCCAATTTTATCTCAATCATTTCGGTTTTATTGAAATTATTGGATTTAATTACTTCGCAAATTGCTTCAAAGTATGAAGAATCATTCCATAATCGTGAGTTTATTACTAAAGGTTCTTTGAATTTATTAGAGTCAATTTGTGAGTTATTAGATGGAATATTGCCCCAATTTGCGAATAAAACACTTCTTCTTATGCTTTCCGATTCATTAACATTACGAAACCAAAATTTGTTTGTCATAACAGAGAGAAATAGCGGTTTATTATCAAATATCGCATACCAATCTACCCAAGCATATAACTTGTCGTAAATATCATTCTTTTTCACATCTGTTTTGATTGAAAAATAATTGCTGTTATAAGCGTATTCTGTTTTGTTTTCGGCTTGAAAGAAAACTGCTATTGGTTTTTGTGATAAAATACAACGCATTATTCATTCCTCCACCAACCAACAGACACTTCGCCGGTAACACTATTCTCTAAAATTTGAACTGTGCAGTTCTCAATGATTTCCTCTTTATCAAAAATATTTGACTCAACCGTAATCTCATGTTTAGCCAATTCTTTTGAATCGCTCAATAACTTTCGTAAATAAACCAATTCTTCAAGCCAATGCGCGAGTTGCAAATGATTATCCCTACAATCATCGCAAGTGTCTAATTGGTTGGCTACATCATAACAGTGTTTAATTGCTTCTTCAATCTTCATTTTATTCGCCTAAAATTTTATTCACAAAATTGGCAACTATGGCAAGAGCACGTTTAATATCTTCATCAGTTTCGATTTGATTTGTGCAAACATACTCTTTACCGTCTTTATAATATCCGCCGCTCGGATGTCGCCAAATCATGTGATACAACACATCTGTAGCTTCCATTAGTTTCTTAAATTCTTTTCTTTCCATTTTTCCTCTAATTCTGAACAATCGGCGCTTTTTCAATTATATCGAGAATATCTTGTGCGGTTGGAGGAATATCACCGCGCGGAGTATAATTGATAACTCTGTCAACTTCTTCAATTAGTTTGTCAACATCAATCAGTCTGCTCATTCGGTGAACCCTCCAAAATTAAAGTATCAGTGCTAAATCCGGCAGCACCTTTATGACCGCCGCCACCATATTTTGCCGCAAGTTCCGAACAATCAACGGTTTCAGAACGCAAAGAATAAGACCAAATTTTACCGTCATAAGAGAAAGAAACCAACAACTCATAGTCATTAACATTCGGGATAACAAAATCATCTGTTCCCATTAACGCCATATTGACTGCATAGCATTTATGTCCGTCTAATGTGGTTTCAAAACCCTTCTTTTCGCAATAGTCCTTCATAATATTATGTCGGTACGCCGTAATAGTCTTGCCGTTGTCAATTATTGTTTGAATGTTTTTTGGCAAAACTTCTTCATCAGTTGACCCACGATATTTAATCTTGAACAGGGAATCCTCTGTTAAGAGCGTTTTCCAAATATCATCTTGCGGCTCGTGCGGAAAAAGCGAAAATCCTTTTTCAAAAAACCTTGTGTTATCTCCATATTCAAACTTCCATACATCATAATCTGCGATAAACTTCGTAAACCACGGAGCATTTTTATCTAACATTGGCTTGAAATCACGAACAATCTTACCATCTGAATTTGTCATTTCAATAAGATAGATATAGGTCAGCATACAACCCGCGATTCCATCATATCTCAATCCGGCAACTTCCTTGTCGTAATCTTTGTACTTTTCAATCGCAGACACATGATGGTCACACCAAATAACATTTGGAGTAATTTCAAGCAATTTGTCCATTTGCTCTGTCGGGATTGAATAGTCCACTATGTAGACAATCTCATTTTCATGGATTTTATCAAACGGAAAGTCAATACCGTAATCAATCTTAAAGAATGTTTCTCCAAAACTATCACGTTTGCCACATTTATTTACCCAAAATCCTGCACATTTGCCGTCATTGTCGGCGTGATAAAAACAAATCATTCTATTTCTCCTTATCGTGATAAACTATGGCGCATATAATAACCACAAGTAAAATCAAGATTATATAAATCCAAATCGGGGCTAATACCCACCACCAAGACCAAGCGATTACTCCGCAAAGTTTAAGTACAATAAAAACTATTTGCAGCAAGACTACAAATACGTCCAAACAGCCCATGCCAGTGCTTCTATCTTTCATAGTATCAATCCCTCATGTTTAGTCCTGTGGTGAAGTTGTTAAACAAATATTTTCCCACTTTTTATAAACGTCTACATACATCTCGTTTTTGTCACCGTTATAAGTGATTTCATAGTACATTCCGTCCGGTAGGGTCGTGCTGAATAAACCTTTGTTATTCTGTAATACCTTAGACAGCCATACAACATAAACATCATCAGTTGTAATTTCTTTTTTATCCGTCTTATCTAAGTGCTCATTAACGTATGTAACAAGAGCCTGTTTTGCAAGTTCAATAAATCTTTTAGTACCCATAATATTCTCCTTTTAGATATAGCTTTTGTAATAATCGTTCCACCAGTCAATTAGTTCATCAGCCGTTCGCGGAGTATAACCCATGTAATCCATCATACAACCTACATTGATGATATGACCTTTGTTATCAAAGTCTTGTTTTCTGTTTTTGATTAAATCTAAGACATATTCTCTCCGCTTGTATTCCTCGGCTGTTCTGTTATGCGTATGACCGCAAAAATGCCAAACATCATTTCCATAGCTTGACCGATAAAACATAATCGGATAATGGCTCATAATAATTCGTTTGCCATTATCAGTGATTTCTTTATAGTCCGTGATTTGACAAAATTTATTTTTAACTTCCACAGGAAAGTTCTTCAAATCGTGATTTCCGCGAATTAAATACTTACTACCGTTTAGTTGGTCGAGGATTTTTAGCCAATCACTTTTTTCTTTGCTCCAACAGAAATCACCCAAAATGTAAACTACATCTTCTTTGACTACTCTGCTATTCCAATTTTTGATTAGCGTTTGTTTCATTTCGAGCGTATTTCTGAATGGACGACAATCAAAACCAATGATATTTTTATGACCGAAATGTGTATCAGAAATATAATAATTCATTACTTATCGTCCTCTTTTGTTTCGTCCTTCTTATTTGGTTTAGTAGAATCATCTTTAGCATAAGCCATTAAATACATTAAAGAAACGCCAATGAATCCACCAACAAATAAGCCGATAACAAATCCCATAATTATTTCTCCTTTTCAATGATTTTATTATTTTCAAAATCATAAAGCATTGGTGTTCCATCAGAATTTAACATAACTGTTAATCCAGCGTGATAACCACCATATATATACCAATACATTACATTGGTTTCTTTGTCTACATAAATCTTATGTGAATTATCCATTAATCCACCACTGTTGTTAGCGATTTCAATAAATCTATTTGGTATTGAAATTCCACCACCATCATCTAATTTTGGTATTGATGTATCACAACCAACAAAAATAGCGGCACACATAACTAATGCTAAAACAAAAACAATTATTTTCTTCATTAAAAATCCTCCGTTAAATCCAGCTTCGAGCCACAAGAACATTTAACCTTAACAATCCAGCCCAATCCTGTACTTGTAATCTGAAATGTATCTGCACCGCCGGCAGCACCGACATATCTTATACCGTCTTTATTGCGGATAACACAATCATGTGTTCTCGCCCATTTGCGATACTTTTCTTGTTGCTCGTCTGAAAGCTGAAAAATGAATTTCTTCTTTTCTTTTGGGTTTTCATCAATTACAGTCTTATTGATAAAGTCTGATAATTCATCTTTTTTAATTTCTTTGATTTTGATTATTTTTGTAGAATCATTTTGTGGTTCAATAAATTGGTGCAGATATTTAATAGCTTTTTCATGGCTAAAGTTTTCAATTACATATTTAAGGGAATAACTATCTTCTTTAGTATAAGAAATTTCAACTTTTGCGTTTTTGAATTTTCTTTGCTCTATATTTCCTAAATGGCTACATATATATTTATACTTAAAAAAATGATTCCGTCCACATGGAAGAATTATTTTTTGCATATTCTGAAAATTCTTCCCAAGTTGAAAAAATATTTACTGTTTCAATAGCTTCTGAATCGTCTATAATCTCAGCACCGTGAAGAACTCCATAGTATTCATCATTAATGAACAATTTCTCGCTTTTTCTATATATTCCTAACATCTTATACCCACATATCATAAAACCACACGCCTTGATAGTACACAACAAAGTTCTGTGTCCCGTGCCAACCGCCCGGAGAGTTATTCATCACCAAAATTCTATGTTGCACAACAGCGTGTCCATCAAATATCCATTTTATTGCTTCGTAAACCCCCATACTTTCAGGGTTTGCATAACCGTAATATTGCATGTTTTCGCGGATTTCCATAGCAGAATATCCAAATGTAACCATAGCGTCACGAATTGATTGAGCGATCAACGCACAACCGATAAAACCGCCGCCGCCAAACTCACCTTCTACAATCCGCGCCAATTCCTCTACTTCTTCATCAGTTAGATTGATTTTTGCAGGAATGTAGCTATCGTCTGGGTTATCAATATCCAAAAGATATTCTTCTTCGTATGTATCTTCTTGCTCGGTTTCTTCAACAGTTGTTTCTTCAACTTTTTCTACGGACTTTTGCGTTGGTTTTTGCGTTTTTTCGCTGTAATTTTGTGTAGTTTCCTGCACTTTTTCACTGTGATTTTGTGTTACAGACACCGTATTTTCCGCAGTTGTTTCTACCCTTGTATTAGGAATAGTTGTAATCACGACCCTTGCCAAAGGTTCATCAATAGTTGCTACTGAATCAAATGTTGCTGAATCAATGGTCGCAGAATCCGCAGTTGCAACACTTGAAATTTGCGGGTTATAAATAGTAACCAAAGCAGAGCCTATGATAAACCCTAAAGTTATAATCAATATAAAAAGCGCGGTTGCTCTCATTATTCCTTTCCGCAAATAATCCCTCCTTATTCATTCTTTTTCATGCTTTTGCCACTCCAATATTCATTAAATATTTTCAGTTTCTTGATTTCTTTTTCACTTGGCTCTGAACCGCCAGATTGGGCTTTATATTGTTCCTTCATTTTAATACAATCGCTGATTAGCTCGATTAAGTCATCAATTTGTCCGTCGGCAATAAATCCGCCTGTATGCTTGATTGTACAGCCATTCGGACTATTCGCGGCTCTTTTAATCATTTCAAGCGACCATAAAATATCTTCCGGTCTATTATTCACTAACAACACCTCCTTTTGCAATGTTTACTCAAAAAATCAAGTAGCATACAATCGTGAATATTCTTTGATACCAAAATATCATCAAACATAGGAAATCTATCATTCCCATTTGAGTTTATATCTTTGAAAAATTGAGCAAGCGTATAATTCGTCATATATATTCCACTTGCAGAATATTGTTCCAATAAATCGGTAATCATGATTGCTTCTGAGTTATTCTTATCACATACAAATAAAAACATTTTGTTTTTGTTTTCTAACGATTGTTTAACTAAAATAGTTGCCCAAGCTTTATTTAACGTATGAAACATTTTACAGCCCTCTTTTATCTGCTTCCAAACATCAAAAATACTTGTGGAAGATTGCCCTCAGTGTTTTCTTCCATTTTCCGTTTTTCAATTCATATCCATTAACAAAAACATGATTGTCTATGATTGTGCTGTTTGTGCTTTTCCCGTCCGGCAAAGGATATTCTTTACCGTTTATGAAAACACCCTTATTGCCAACAATAATCACATTCTCGTTATTGCGTACTGAGTTTGAATTATACATCAATTCATCTCCTAATGTATTTTTCATCATTAACCACATTAACCACATTACAACAACCTCACAATATCCTCAAATAAAACATTGTATTTACCGTATATGTTGTATTGGTTCTTGTGTAAGTGTCCCGACCAAAATTGCTTAAATTTCAATCCTTTATCAAGCAATTCATCAAAATAATCAATCAATTTATCAGTAGAATAATATCCAAACCATTTACAAACTTCTCTCGGCGGACAATGCGTAATTACATAATCGACCTTCCAGTTTACCTTTTCGAGATTAGCGATTCCGCGCTTCATTTCTGCCGCAGTTGGTAATTCATCTTTCCACCAAGAAATACCGTCAATCCGCAGCATTTGTCCTTTGCGTGTTCTCTTATTGTAATCATCAACCGTTGCGGTAAGACTTTCATAATCTTTTATATATAATATTCCGTCTTGAATATCGTGGCTTTGAGCGCCGCCAAAAGTAAAGAATTTCTTACCTTCAAATTCAAAAACATAACCACGCATTAAGTGATAAATATTTGGGCGGATTCTATGTGCCATACCGCCATGAAATTTTACTCGCAGAAAATGCTTGAGTCTTTCGTGATTTTCGTGATTGCCGTCAACAAATAAAATTGTAAATGGTTTTTCGTTTAGCCAATCAAGCCAATATCGTTCCTCATTACTTGATATTTTATAATCCCAAATTCCGGCGAAATCTCCGCAGATAATGACGAAATCATCTTTTGTCATTTCCTTTTGCGCGGGAAATCTCTTTGTGCTGAATCTATTAAATTCTGCATGACAGTCACCCGTTATCCAAATCATTGTTATCCTCGCTTTCTGAATCATCTGATAACAAAGCCCAAACGACATAAATTAGCGCCGGAATAATCAAAAACCATAAAAATGTATCATTCATTCTTTTCACCAACAAAATAAAGGGGGTACATAAAGCACCCCCTAACGCTTAGTCTTTTTGCATAGCGCGGCGATACGCTTCTGCCTGAATTTCGATTTGTTCCTCGCGTAGCTGTGCCTTGCGTTTTGCTCTTATTGCCTTGATTTTTTCTGCTTTCTCTTTTGCCGCAGCCTTTTCTTTTTCCGCCTTTTCTTTTGCTTCCTTCGCAGCCTTTACCTTGTCGTCATAAACGCCCAGAGCGTAATCGACAATCTTGTTATACACCGAGCCGCTGAAATCGCTGCCGACAATCTTTGAAAGCAGTTTCTTTGTCAAACAGATTGAAACGCCCTGTTCGAGTGAGAATGTATCGTTTTCGCTGAGAACCGCCTTTTCGTAAGTGCCGTCGGCAAACAAAACCTTAACAACCTTATCATCGTATGTCTTAACGTCTGTGATTCGGGGGATAACTTCGCGTGTCTGTCCTAAATAACCAGGACGAACAAAATCAAACACAATTGAATTGGAGTTGACGAACATTTTGTTATATGGTTTCTCACATTTAAGTTCATCTACTTTATTCATTATTTCGCTTATAACACTTGTAGAAGCTGTAAGTGTAGATTTTTCCGTCATCGGAGAGGGCATAAGGCTAAATTTCACAAAGCCGTTTGGATAAATTTTTGGTTCACAATCAAATTTGTTAGTCATAAATAAAATTCTCCTTTTTTATTGTCATTTTTATTGTTATTTATTGTCTTTTTAGCGTATTTTTATATGTTTTTTTCGCTAATTATTGTCATATTTTGTCTATAGGTTTTTAATCGCCGACAAAAACGAGATTATCAATATATTTTCTTCCCTCGCCCTTAAATATCGGGATTTCATTGTCGATAACCCATTCACTTCTGCCGGTCTGTTCATTCACTTTACGGACGCAACAACTTCCGCGCTTATATTTTGTCGGGAAATCATTCCAGTTAATGCCTTTTTCAAACATAAGCATATCCTGAATTTGGCTTGTGTTTTTGCCGTGCATTTGCTTATCAGAAAAATTTGCATGACCCACCATTTGAATTGAATTTCGGGTTGCGTCTTGTTGTCGCCATAAAATGTTGTTGCATACTTCCTCTTTAGGAATGTTGAAAACACGAGCATCAAACATTGCGCCTTTTTGATTTATAGCTAAACTATGCTTGTTATATAGTTCTATATCTGGCTCTGGAATAAATGTATTTTTAGTCATTCCTGACTCGACCCATTTATTCGTTAAACCAAACCACCAATCATCATTTATTTCCTTGAATAATGTGTTAAAAGCCATAGTAGCCATACTCGCGGCAACACTTGCGCATTTCTGAATGTTGTAATCAAACCAAGCACAAGTATCAATATCTTTATAATCAACCAAAATCAATGTGATTTCGTCCGACTGTGTGTAGCCGAGAACGCAGCCCTGGATGTTCTCGCAAAGATATTTCATTGTTTCTTGCATTGTGCCGGAAAGAATTTCATCAAATGGTTTCTTAAATCCGCGAGTAAAGGAATGAAAGCATTTGCCGTCAATTCTAATAATTACGGGCGTTCGTGTTGTCAAATATGTCCGGCTAACATATTCGTATTTTTTCATCCGTTTATCAAATTCGCTTCGCTTCTTACTCACTATGTATTCTCCCGTCAAAAAATATTCTCATTTGAGATGGTCTGAGTGAAGGGACTTGAACCCCCAAACTACTTGACCCCAAATCAAGCCGTCTACCATTGACTTACACCCAGATATGGTTGCGGGAGTAGGAATCGAACCTACGACCTTTAGCTTATGAGGCTAACGAGCTACCGCTGCTCTATCCCGCAATATTTAGCGGTTTTTGTATAAGTGACCGCCACACTTGATAGGTGGAATAGAGTTATCACCACCACATAGGCTCTGCTCAATGCCCTTTGTCGGAATAATTTTGGAATGTCAACAACAACGAATTTTAACCACAACAACACAAACAACATTTTATACGAAAGCAGTTTGAGCATTCCGCAAACTCTTACTGCGAGGAATAAACTAAACTAATTTATACATAGCCACCATTTTATTTGAATATTGGCATTTTCGTTTTCCAACAACTTCAACTATCCCGCGATCAACTAACTCAGTAAGTCTTGGCGCGGCAAAATTACGTTCAGATGTTGGCGCAAATCCACGCAAATTCATTTCTATAGCAACTTCTTTTGCCGTCATTATACGACCTTTCAATATGCTCATAACTTGTGCGTATCTTTTCTCGCGCTCAACTTTTTTATTTGATTCTCGTCTGGTTTTAGCTGTCAATTTCAAAAACTCCTTTTCTTTGGTGCTGGTGGTGGGACTTGAACCCACACGCCTTTCGGCAACAGATTTTGAGTCTGCCTCGTCTGCCTATTCCGACACACCAGCAAATGTTGTTAATACCGCGCCGATGGGATAGCTCCTACTCAATGCCTAAACACCGTTGGTTGGTTTGCATTGCCTTCTTTAACCACGTTCCCCGCCTCGGAATTATCAAGTAATAACTTTAACCGACTCCGCCGGCACGATATTAACTTCACCGCAATCAATCTCCCCTATCTAAATCCATAGCCCGAACCAAGCGCACAACCGCTTGTAATGGATTGATTGAATTACTCGCTTTCGCTAATTGACCTTAATTTGGCTACAATCTAATTATCCCTCTGTTTGTGATTCCCCGATTTAACGTATCGGTAGGGCTATAACGCCAAAACCAATGCCTGATAGGTTTCAGTACCGAACAGGTATATATCATTTCAACCTGAACAGATTAATGACTTCTCATTGATTTCAGATGTTGCCGAGTACCATCAGCATAGGTGCAGTACCCACGCATCCCGCTAACGAGGACTTTGCGGACGTAATTTCTTACGCTCATAACCTTTTTAATTTGCCCCGCCTATTTTCGCAGCGAACAACATTCAATTTTGGCGACTGGCGGAGGACTTGCACCCCAACCCTTGCGGGTCAATCCGATTTCAAGTCGGTTGCAGCACGCTTGTCTGCTTCACCAGCCATTTTTTCATTTCTTACTTCTTTTAGATACTTTTTTCTTCCAGAACGTGCTGAATGTTTATTTTTAGATTTATATGTATCTAATTGACTATCACAGTTTGGGCATACAAGTCTTACGTTTTCTCTTGCTGAATTTGCGGCATTACCATCTATATGGTCTAATATAAATGCCAAAGGTTTATTGTTCCACATATTTGAAATACCACAAATAGCACATTTTCCACCTTGCTCATTTAGTATGTATTCTCTAATAGTACCGCGAACGGTAGTATCTGCGCCCAATCCCATATCACCTGTTTCTAACCATTTCTTTATCTTTTCTTCTTTTCGTTGTATATCATAATGAAATCGGCAATAAGGTGTTTTGTGACGACGAGTTAATCTCTTGCCACAAATAATACATACATCATTGCAATAACCTGATATTATTTATCAAAACCTTTTTATTGTTATATGGTACTCCGATATGGATTTGAACCATAGTTACTCGATTATCAGCCGAGCGTACTAACCTGCTGTACTATCGGAGCATATGTGCCGAACTATTCTCGGCGGTCAACCTTTAATTAGGATTTGAATAGGATAAATTTGGATAATGGTGTTGTGAGGTGGACTCGAACCACCAGCCCTTCGCTTATAAGGCGAAAGCTCTAACCTATTGAGCCTATCACAACATTTATTGTGGTAGTCGTAGTCGGACTCGAACCGACACTGTGCGGATTTTAAGTCCGCTTCCTCTGCCTATTGGGATATACGACCATTTATGCCGTCTGCCCGGCTGTCAACCGTCTATCCGATTTGTCACTACACATTAAGAAAGGAGGTGAATCTATTTATCAATAACGTGAATATCAGTAATTTGAACCGCTCCGCCGCAATCTTCAACTTTAATGCGACTTGCGTTTTCTGCTTCTTTTGAAAGTTCAGCGTCTTTCATTTCCTCTTTGGTTAAATCAATATTCTTAAAAACCAACCAAACCAAAAGCGGAATAATAAGAATCAATGCTTCTCCGCCGAAAGTTACCGTTCCTCTTACAGAAATAAGAATTGTTCTCATAACAGCAAAAACTGTAATAGAGATACACGAAATTCCAATTAGAATACTCAATCTTTTCATTTCTACCTCTTGGTATGGGCGGTGGGACTTGAACCCACAAAAACTTGTTTCTAAGACAAGGACGTATGCCAATTCCGTCACACCCACATATTAACTTTTTTATGTTTACTGTTCTTTGCTTTAAGTTTTTCCGCTGAAAAGCGGCTTTCCTTAATTGACAATCTTATTATATCACAAACCTTTGAGTTTGTCAATAAGTTTTTTATATTTACTGTAATATTTTTTCCTTACGCTTACCTACGTGTCAAATTAAAAGTTTGATGTAAATGTAAAATTGCTGTTTGCGCAAGATGTTGGGGGGTGACGACAGGACTTGAACCTGCGACACGCTGCTCCTAAAGCATAATTCTGTAAAGTTGCTGTGCGTGACTCTCTAAGACACGGGAATAGAAAAGTAAAACCGCTCTACCAACTGAGCTACGCCACCCATATGTAATTGTATTCAAGACACTAAGTTTGGTGGATTTGAACCACCTAAATTAAAGTTTGCAGTTTTAATTATTATCCGTATGTAAAATTGCTGCGTGTGTCTTATATAAACCATACGCTAAAAATTCACGGTTCAGGCATACATGGTCTGATGTAAATAATGGTTGCTGTTAGCGTATGAAAACGGTGCGGGCGAACAGATTTAAACTGCTGACATTATAATAAAATTGCTGTTAATGTTTTCGCAAAACATTATATTTATACGCTCTACCAACTGAGCTACACCCGCATATAGGCTGGGATGGCAGGACTCGAACCTGCGACCTACGGCTTAACATGCTTTACGTTAAAATTGCTGCAAGTGCTTTTACAAAACACCTTTTGTATTTTTACGTTGCTCTAACCAACTGAGCTACATCCCAATATTGACAAGGGCGGCAGGATTTGAACCTACATTTCTGGTTTGGGTCGATAATAGTTGATTGCTGTTTGTGCCGCGCCATGACACGTCATTTATCACCAGTGTCCTATCATTAGACTACACCCTTATATTTGCGGTCTTTCCCGCCGTCAAGCTATACAGTTGCTACCTTATTGAATTGCCTTGTAAACCGGCTGATACCTCTCAGACATCAGCATATTAACAAGATTCTGGAATGGGTCTGTTTCTCCGTCCATAATCATCTTGAAGATTGATACGGAATAACCGCTGACAAGCGTTACACCCAAATCATTTTCAATCATTGGGATTGTGCTTGTTCTTGAAGCAACATTCCAAAATACCACGCGCGGAATTTTATATCCAGCCGCCGCATACTTCTTCTCAATCTGCTTAAACAGAGTTGAATCAGGGCGGTTGTAACTGCGCATGGAATAATAACTTGTCGTTCCACGACGAGATGATGAATTAGATTCCGCGCAACTATCAAATTCCATATCGGAAATGATAAGAATTGACTTCGGAATATCTTCTTGCGCCGCCTTGCTCTCGATCGCCGTATCAAGAATAATGTCAAAGACAGCCTCGATATTCGTGTTGGCAACCTCATTATGGCGACTTGCAATGTTGAGTTTATCCAACAAAGTCTTGCCTTTGCTTAAATCAACAAACTTCGGGGTACGCGAGAATGTGATATACTTGTTGTAAAACTCACCTTTGTTATGCTCGGCGCAGTAAATCGCAAGGGCATTCGCAACGTCAATCGGCGAAGGATTTCCACCGCCATACATTGAGCCGGAACCATCTGCAACAACGATTGTGTTTTCCAAGCCGCCCATGTCAGGCAACGCTTTCCACATTGCTTCGATCGCTTCGTCTGCATGATTGGCATAACTCCAACCAATCTTGTACTTCCTCACAATGTCGTGCGGATAAGCAGTAGAAGCATTGATTTTGGTTTCGCCCTTTGTGAGTGCCGCAAGGTACTTTCTACGTCTTTCTTCGTCGTTGCGAAGGAAAGCACTGTTATACTTCAAGTTTGCATAGGAAGGAACGGCTGAATAATCAATCGCGCCCCATTCTCTTGCGCTCATTTTTACCTCAACGACATTTGAATACTTACGCAAAGCGACAAGCATACGGTTGTAATCCTTAATCGGCAAACCGATGTCGTGTGCAATCTTCCGCGCGGTTTCTCTTGTTTGTACGCTTGAAGTTCTCTCGCTGGGCAGCCACTTTCCGAGCAACGTAATAGGCTTGTTTGCCTTAACGTTATCGGTATCTTCAAGCAACTGCGCCTTGACAACCTCAATGGTCTTTTCCCATGCAGGAGTATTGATTGTAGAATAAATCAAATCGTCCCATCTGCCGTATTCAGAAACCAAAGGAATAACCTTCTTTGCAGTTTCGGTATCAGAATTGCAGATTTCGCGGAACAGGATTCTGAACAATCTTCTTTCTCCAAGACCGCCGCGAACATCTCTTGCAAAGAATGTCCACAGGATAGCAAGCGTGGGATTTTCCGAACGCGCCTGATTAAACTTGGCGAGAATCTCTTCCGGCGAAGAATGACGATATTTCGGAACGTCAAAGTTCATGTCAAGGATAGTCTTGCCGGTCGATTTGTAACCAAGAGCGCCATTTTCGGTACGCTGCAAATTGTTGATCTCGTTAATGTTGTTTTGAAGTTCAGTAAAAAATGACATTTCTTTTTCTCCTTTTCTTTCTTTTCAAGACACTTAGGAGCTTTCGCTGTTCGTATCTTTTTTTGTTTGTAATCAAGACACATTTAAGAACGTGCATAGCACGGTTGCAGGATTTGAACCTACTCACTTAAAATTTTCCAGACTTCTTGTTTACCATTGTAAATTTGCTGTTAATGTGCCTTATGAACCATACACAAGTGAGGTAATACAGTTTGACAGACTGTGCCTTTAATATTGCTGGTTGTGTATGAGATGGTGCGCCAGAGAGGATTTGAACCTCCGACCTCCGCATTAAAAGTGCGTTATTCTTCCACTGAATTACTGGCGCATATTGGTAGCGGGTGCGGGAATCGAACCCAGCGTCACGCGATTGAAAGCCGCGTATCTTCACCTCTTGACTAACCCGCCGCATATGCCCCGTCTTTCCGAAGTGTCAGATGGTTTTTAGTTGTCAACCTCTGCGATAACCACCAATCGCGTGTAGCTTATTGACCGTAGTGCTACTAACTACGTTTACCAATGGATGGACTCGAACCATCGACATATCCCGTTCGTCGGACTGCTCTTAGCCTCTGAGCTACATCGGCATATGGGTGGAAGTACAGGATTTGAACCTATCCTAACAGAGTCACAATCTGTCGTGCTACCACTACACTAACAACCACATTTTATGGAGCAGACAACGGGACTTGAACCCGCAAATCCGGCTTGGAAGGACGGTGTGTTACCAATTACACTATGTCTGCGTTTTGGGAGAGTATAATTGACTCTCCCGCGAGGTTTATCCTCGAATCCCACCACTAACTCTTTTTAATGATGTGAGTTAAGTTCATCAGGTGAATACAAGATTCCACTACCACCAATCCTTTTTATAGATGTGGATTTGGTTCATCTTTTAGTTAAACTACATTTGAATATTTCCATTTGTAGTTATAAGCTGAATTTCTTTTTCCTTGACAAACATTTATAATGTGTTGTTCTATACCAAATATATGCTTATAAGGTTTATTCTCGGTTTCTATAATATATTTAGTTGCTTTGCGTATCGAAGGAAATTGTCTTATAAATTCGCCACTCATAGACAACATATCAACTGATTTACTGCATCTTTTTGCTAATACTTCATAACTTGTATCATAGTCTACATTTTTTTGTTGTAATATACTACTTACAGTAAAAGGTGAAATATTCAATAATTCCGCAGTTTCTTTTTGGCTCCTAACTTGCAAATATGTATCAACTACTTTGTCATAATCAACGCTATTACTGCCTAACCCACCATAGGTCGCATTATATCCATCTTTGAAACTATTATAACGATCAACCCAATATCTTTCACGTTCCGGTGCAATTTCAATAGGACATTCTTCAATTAAATCAATTTGAAAATTTTCCTGACCATATTCTCTTATAGCAATAGATAAAGGTCTATTTCTATTTCTTTCTTTTTTAGATTCTCTTAAATGCTCCTTCAAACGTGTCTGAATATCCCTACTGGTATTGCCGACATATATCTTGCCATTTGCAAGATTTGTAATCTTATAAATATATGAAATGAGAATTAAACCCCTTATTTATAAATTGGTGGAGCTGACGGAGAACTGCCCTCCGTGTCCAAAACACATACTCACACTAACTTTTCTTACGCAATAGCCGATTTTTCTCCGTGGAAACCTGCAAACCACAACTTTGTTTTAATTCGCGGGAAACGAATGGAGATGTAAAGATTTACACCCACTCCACCACTTACTTTTTGCGGAAGTAAGAAACCATTGGTTGCTATTCTATTTCCGTCCGACAAGTTAGACCGAATAGCAGGTACTTATCGGAATCTCACGCTACGGCTCTCTGACCGAGAACTGCTAAAAGCGCGGGATGAAGTGTAACAACAGTAGTGTCGTTTATTTTTTAAGGTGTACTTTAAGGATGTTACATTCCTGCGAAGTTATATGTTTTCTGTGCCCTGTCGAATCTATTTCAGCCCCATATGTCGTGGGCGGATTATTACTTCAACTTTATTCACGCTAAAGTCCTATTGAAAACCCGCCGAAAAGTCACACATAACACGCAGCCGCTATCTCAGCATTGTCCGACTGACAGACTTCACGCCCGCTTCTCATTGGGCATCGCTTGTTATTCTTCGGTCAACAAGAACCTTATGGCGGCACAGGTTGGACTCGAACCAACACACCGATTGCTCGGCTACTCACAGTTTAGCAAACTGCTCCCTTGCCTATTAGGGTTACTGCGCCATATAACCCGCGACTTCCGCCAAAGTCATAATATGTGGTCGCTCTTTGCGAGCCGCGAGCCATTAAATTTATTGACTATTGTTATCTTTTGCAGTTGAAAGTAGGTTGTCATCCTAATCGGTGTGTTCCCAATTTCGGTAGCCAACCCGAAATGTTTCCACTTGCCACGTTACTGCAAGGCGCGAATCCCACCTTACTCATTCACTTTCCATAGGTCAGAATGAATAAACTTCCCTCGGCTTAAATTGAAACCGTATTCCACGCTCTTATAAAGTAAAACGTACAAACCTTACTTCTGATAAACAAAAGTATGAAAACAAACTCTTTTGGCTACGGGCAGTTTGACCCGTGTGGCTATTCTACCCACTGACTAATGACCAATTATTAGGTTCATTCCGCTACATTCAACTCTGTGTTTACTTGTAACGGCGGGTCTGGCTCTCGTGATGGGATTTGAACCCACATAAACCACGGCGATTTTGCCTTCGTCCAGTATCACATGCGACATTACCGAACTCCACGAGAATGTATTGGCTGGGCTGGTTGGATTTGAACCAACGAATCACGGTGTCAAAGACCGATGCCTTAACCGCTTGGCTACAGCCCAATATATAAGAGGTATTGGAGAGTGCAGAGTGTTTCCACACTCTCCTATTATGTATAATACCGTTACTTATTCTGCGTCGGTATCTTCCACAGTTTTCGGTGCTTCATTCACCGTCGTTGAAAGCAATCCCTTGACTGGTTCTGCAATACTTGCAATCAGGTTTCGCAGTTCATCATTGAAAGGCTTTCCGTTTAGAGCGGTATTTTCCGCGTCTAATTTCTTCATCAGCACTGGAATGCTTGAAAGTGTGTCGGTCAATACGTTTCCAGTTCCGCCGTTGGCAGCACCGCCACCAATATTAACGAACTCCGCATTCTTACCTACATCAGCCATAAGCTCCGCAGTCTTGGTAGCAATGGTGATTCTTGCCTGTGTTTCGAGCTTCAACTTCTCAATTTCAAAGTTTACTTTCTCATTTGAAGCACGAGCATCCGCCAATGCTCTCTCGCCTTCTGCCTGTGCCATCAACTTCTGTCTTTCAACTTCCGCCTCTGCAAGACCCTTCTGCTTAATTACTTCTGCTTGTGCAAGACCCTGTTGCTTTTCGACTTCCGCCGCTGCAAGACCTTTCTGTTTGGTTACATCAGCCTCCGCAATACCCTTTTGCTTGATAACTGCGGCAGTGGCATCACCTTCTGTTTTAAGTCTTTCAGCCTGTGCATTTGCCTGAATCTTTACAGCGCTTGCTTCATTTTCGGCAACCTTTACCCTTGCTTCTGCGCCGATGGTCTGAACATTTGCGTCTGCTTCTGCTTCAATCCGCTTTTTCTTTTTCTCGGATTCGGCTTTTGTCGCAATTACTTCCTGCTCTTTAATCGCCGCAAGATTAGCCTGTTCCTGCTTTACAACCTCAACACGACCTTGTTGCTCTGCAACTTCCTGTTGCCTGATTGTACGTTGCAACTCGCCGGCAATGTTCGCATCGGCATTAGCCTTATCTGTTTCTGCCTTGTACGCCGCTTTCTTAATATTGTTATCTCTCTGCTTTTCAGCGACAGCCAATGCAGCGGCTAATTCGTTTTGTGAAGCAATTCTCTCTGATTCTGCATTCTGGGAACGAACGGATTCATTGATTACTGCCTTCTTCTTTTCCGCAGCCTGACGTTTATCTTCCATGTCGAGCGCAGCAATGTTGTCATAGTAGCCGTTCTGGTCTGAAATATCCTGAATATTGAGCGAAACAAGCTCCATACCCATATTGACCATTTCATCTGCTACTGTTTCTCTTACATTCTCGGCAAATGCCTGTTTGTCGCGGAGAACTTCTTCCGGTGTCATTCCGGCAACAATATCTCGAACCGCACCTGTTAGTGTCAATTTGATGTCATTGATAATGCCCTTTTGACCTCGCTCTTTGAATGAAATAATTGCTTTACGTAAATTATCGTGATTCATTGTATCTGGTCGAATCTGGGCTGTCCAATCAATAACGATAGGAACTGATGTTTTAGTCTTTACTTCATCACGGTCTGCTGTAACAGTCAGCATTGATAAATCAAAATACTGAGCTTTTCGGAAAATCGGAACGACAAAACTACCACCTGATACTTTAATGACTGGTTCTTTACCTCCGGTGATAATCAGCGCCTTGTCAATGTCTGCTACTCTGTAAATTCGACAGAGGAAAATGACTATAAACGCAAGCACCGCAACCGCAATGCCGATTGGAATAAGAATGTTTAACATTTGTAACTCCCTTTGTAATGTAATATCTATATCAACGTAAGCCACAGGACTTTCACCTGTGGGAGATAACCCGCGCGATGTTATCTTTTTCTTTATCCAAACTTTGAAACAACACCTCGGACTTTAACCAAGACTATCTCCTTTGAAGGGAGATGAACTAATTATTCTAATGATGTTTCGCTATTTTTCAAAAGGCTCTATACTCACTACTTACGATTATTTAATTATGTTTTTTATGTTTACTTTACAAGAGAATTTTTTAAGTCAAGGTGTTATCTCCTGACTTCTCTTATAGTATATCACATATTTTTCCGTTTGTCAACGGTTTTTATAAAGTTTTTTATATTTATTTTTGATTTATTTATCGTAGTTTATTTCTTCCATTTCCGGCATTGTATGGAAATGCCGGCATAGGCTGCAACTTAAACCTATTCTTCTTGTGCATAGCGACAATTCTTTCCTTGATCTTGCTATCTTCACAAATACCAGTCCTAATATACTTATTAAGAACTTTATAGGTAAACCCAAGATTATCTTCGTCAGTTTTGCCGCAAAGCCCATCTGACGGAGTTTTATAGATGAATGAATTTGGTAGTCCGCAAGCAGCACCAACCGCGATAACTTCATCAGATGTCAGATTAGCCAAAGGTGCAAAATCTCCGGCAGAATCGCCGTATCTGGTCGCATATCCAACATAATCCTCTGATAGATTACAAGTGTTCATGACACGACCACCAACAGATTGAGATACTGCATATAACGTAGCCATGCGCAATCTCGGAGGAAGGTTGATAGTGGTTTGATCGGAAATAGAAATCGGGATATAAGAATCCACTTTTGAAATATAAATTTCGTCAATCTGCTCCAAAATGGAATCAAACGCATTTTTGACATTTATCTCGATATGGTTAATGCCTAAATGGTTACACAATTCAACTGCAACGTTTTTATCCTCTTGCTTACCATTTGGCATAAGAACGCCGATTACTCTATCTTTGCCTAAAGCAGCAACGCATAATGCGGCGGTTACGCTTGAGTCTTTGCCGCCTGAGATTCCGATAACTGCATTACAACCTTTACCGTTTTCTTCAAACATCTTGCGAATCCAGACAACAATATCGTCTTTAACTTTATTTGCATTGAATCCCATTAAAACTTACCTCCGTGCAATACTGAGCGCACTTCTGAAAGCGTTTGCTCTTTAACGATTTTTCCATCCTTAAATACGGTTTCAAGCAACTGATAGGGTAATTCGTTTGCCTCTTTCCAAGTATATTCGTCCTTATAAACAATGTTGTTCATAAATTTATAAACAACACAACAACCCTTTTGAGATTTCTTAAATCCGCCATCTTTTGGATTCTTGAAAATCGGAACAGGCTTATCATCAATCTCACAATAAGTAGCCTTAATGCAAGAACTGAACGTGTCGCGTGTGAACGGCTTCAATATTCCATCTTCTTCAATGCACTGGAATGAGAATGAACCAACGCCGAGTGCAACATTTGAGCAAGCAAATCCATTTTCTTTGAGGATTTCATAGATTATCTCGCAACGCTGCACAGTGATAGAATCGCCGTAAATAGCTTTAACATGCGGGTCAAGTACCTTATAACCCTTGCTATTGACCGTGCCACCGAAAATATCCCACAACTTAAATACCGTCTTGGTTACGACCTCAATGCAATCGCCGCTATCTCCGCGCATGAGCATACAGCCATTATGTGCGAGAATTTCAGGCTTTAACTGAGGAAGGATATTGTCAATGACATTCCAATAATCGTAGCTGTCAAGCACCGCCGAGAAAGAAGTGTTCGGATAAATTTCTGTCAACAATCTGCGGAGCAGCGTGATTTCATCTCCGTCAACCGCGAAATTGCTACACATAACGGAATGTTCCGTGGATGGTGAACCAAAACCGACAGGCTCTTTTGTGCAATCACAGTTGTAATAATTTTCAAGGTACGGAATTGCCGGAACCGTTGCGGTATTCAAGAAAGATAACAGCCAACCCGCGCCAGCCTTTGTCGCGCTCTGCAAACATTCCTCACCACGGAAATCAAACGCTCCAAGTGCTTTTGCTCGTGGAATGTTATCATCACAGGTTTCGTCATAATACTTGTTGACAATCTGACGGTATGTATAACCGACATTCGCCGCAAGCATCGGATGCCACATTTCTGCCGAGATCAAAGACTCAAGCGACTGCGGAAGCCACGCAAAATCCTTGTGGGTATTAGTAATCCCGAACATCGGAACGTGCATAGGCACAAGCGTTCCCTCTGGTAATGCTACAATCTCAATCGGCAAATATCCAAGATTGTGTAAATTCTCAATCTTCTTTGGATTATAAGCATTTTTGCCAAGCGTGTTGTCCATGATTCTTGTGTATTCGCCCATAACGGTTTCGAGCGGGACATTGAAGAAATTATCATTGAAAAAATCAATTAGATATTCCTTGATAAAACCTTGCAATCCAAACATCACAACCTTATCCCAACGCTTAACGCGGCTCATGCGTGGTGTAAAATAAGATACTGATTTTGTGATATTCTGCGGCAACATTTCCGCATGAACAGCCTTATAAAAATCAATCAGTAGCATAGGATTCGTTTTCAATTTCAAACACCTCAATTTTATCCGATAAACCTTTACTTTTTGCCGTTTCAAGCGCGGCAGGAGTAAAGATAGAATTTGTTGTAAATACCTTGTCGATCAACCCACTTGTAAACACTTCCCCCTCTAATATTGTTTTCTCACAATGAGTAACATAGAGGAAAATTTTGTTTACGCCAACCTCTTTGAGTTTCTTTGCTGAATGATAGAATGTACCGCCCTTGCTGCTAATGTCATCAATAATGATTATATTTTTCCCGCGCAAATAGTTTTCATCGCCGATAATGTCCAATCCGAGAATTTTTCCGGTAGACCAATCGCGCCTTTTAACTCCAAACGCATACGGGCAATCAATGATTTCGGAATATCGTTTCATTGCGCCTTCATCGGGATAAAATGCAATGATTTCCCCATTCGTTTCTTTATTGACTCTTTCAAATGCTTTTTCTATGTAATCAATAGGAGTGAAAACAATAATATTATTAATTAAGGCTTCACTAACAGCTGAATGTGGGTCGAGAACTATAACGAGAGAAAAATGAAGTGAATTGATGAAGTCCGCAAAATATTTGAGCGTGAAAACATCATTCTCATTTTTAACCCTATCCATTCTTGCGTTTGGGATATATGGCATGAACAGAATAACTTCAAAGCCATTTTCCTTGAAATACCTTGTCAAAAACAGTAACGCTGCCATTTCACTATCATCTTCATAATACCACGAAATTGTAATGTGATATTCTGCACTTGATAAATCAATTTCGGGAACAAGATGAAGTGTTCCGTCTGGAAAACGTGATAATTCAACAGTTTTGCGGTTTACTTGAATCACTTTACTACCTCCAAAATATCAATCTGGCACATTTTCATTGTAGTTAATGCCGCTTCGTGAGTTTCAGGAGTTACGCCGGCGCAACATGAGGGGTCAACTGCAATCTGAGTTTCAGGCATAAATGCCTTTAACATAATTGCATTACTTGCAACACAGATGTCGGTGCAAAGCCCAATAAACTCAACATAATCATATTGTAACAACTTAATGCTCAAACACAATCTCTCAGAACCAAATGTATATTTAATAAATGTATTTTGCTCAAATTCTTCTTGTGACATTTTCTCTCTGAGAATTTCTGCAACGTCTTTCTGTAACTCCCAACCTTCGGTATCTCTGATACAATGAGGAACGGGAAGGTGCTTACCCTCATTTGTATTTAAGTAGTTTGTATTATGTGTATCTGCGGTAAACCAAATATCGCCGTCCCATTCTTTTACTTTCTTGATAACATTCGGCACGATTGCCATAGCTTCCGGTGTTCCGAGCGCACCGTCAATAAAATCATTTTGAAAATCTACTAAGACCAGTAGTTTCTTCATTTATTGCTCTCCTTTTCGTATTTGATAATATTTTCATACCAACTAAACAGTGGGATTCTATACCCAACAACAGTAACCGTATAGGTTTCTCCCTTTTTCAAACTCCCATAGACATTTGAGCTATCAAATTTTCCTCTAAAAAACGAATCGGTATTTTGAAATACTCTTGTTTCTCCGGTTTCGACATCTTCTCCGAAAACCAAATACTTACTGCTATCTTTATCATAGACACGTTCTTTGTCTGTGATTGTAACTGTATAAGTGTGCTCGTTATAGCTTGCAGACGCACTAAAAATAATTACGCCTATTATCAAGAAAACAACCAACACAAATCCTAAACAGCCAAGTTTATTATCTCTCATTTTTCCTCCTGATTTATAACAATGCCTTATACTGTTCAAGCAGCTCCGCGACAACCGAGTTTGATTTCGCAACTGTTTCATACAGGAAAATGTCTTGATTCTCTTTTACTGCCTTGTCGAGTTTCTTTTTGAGTTCTGCTTTCTTCGCGCGAATTTCTTTGCGGCGATTAAATTCCGAAAAGTCAATCTTGCTGACAATTTCTTTGGTTACGTTCTTTCCGTAACTATCCGCAGATATAATGCTGACGACCTCTGCCACACAATAGCCGTTCTGAGTATCACAAACAACACAATCGCCCTCTGTAACATCATCGTCGAACAATGCAAATCTGTAAAGCTTATCACCATTATATCCGTCAAGAAATTTTACATTTGCAACTCTAAAATCTTCTGTTAATGCCATTTCTTTAGCCTCTCTTTCAATTTCATCGACTTTCTTTAACGATGATTCATTGTAAAATCTTGTTTCGCCTGAATCCAATTTTACTCGTATAACTAAACATTCCGGATAGCTTGGAGTTGTAAAATGCCCAACAACAATTCCTCTTTTTCCGTAACTTTGGCAACGGCTCAAAACTTCAACAATATCATCTATTTCAAATAATCCTGTCATTGCTATCTCCTTCGCGGCAGAATCCATTCAAAATCCCGCCACCTTATGTAATACATATGTCTGTGTATCTGGATTCGCGGCTTATTGTAATAAAGCCATAATTTCAGTCGTTTCATGCAAACTCCTAATATTTTTGCAAAAATTTATGTACTATGTTGCTAATATGTGCTTGTTTTAATGTACTATGTTGCTATTTTTTAACAATAAAAAGCCTGTTTTATTCACTACTCTGATTACAATACCCATTGAACAATTCTTTGAACGCTCTCGGTGTGTATTTCTTGAATTTGATCTGCTCAATGCTTGCTTTCAGTATATCAACCTCTTTGCTCTCAATCTTGCAACCTCTGATTTTTCCGATCACTTCCATTTCGTTCTTGTACTGCCGGCGCTGCTGTAATAAATTTTGTAAAATCTTAAAGCAAATCCAACCTTGATAACAATTAAATTTTCCAAACTCAATGAAATGTTCAATATCAACAATCTTCTTATCCACAACACTTAATTTGCTGGATAGTTCGTCAAATCGTTCGTCAACTCCCCCGATTATGGTTACTACACTTTGAAGCATTGCTTCGAGTTTATCAATAGCATTTTCTTCAAATTTTTCTGAGGTTATTAGATTTTGCTGTTCAAGATTCTTTTTATTTACGATCGCGTCACTTTCATTGCGATATTCAACGGAATACATGGGTCTAATCTTTTTAGATAAAGAGCTTTTATGTATGTTGACAGCCTTTTGTCTGTCGTCCCACCTAAAGGCATATTTCTCTCCTTTGATTGGAACATATTTATTTGTGCTTTTGTCGAGTGTTATGAATGTGTCATTGCCATCCGTCATAACATAATATCCCAATTTTCTATCCTCTGCTTATTATGTTTTTTTTGTTTACTGTTCTATTCTTTGATATAGGCTGCCAAACGGCAGCCCAATCATTTATTCTCTGCTACAATAAACATTCTCATGTGTCGTTTTAACTGAGATATGCTACTAAACCTGAATCCATACTCAACGGCGGATTGTCGAAGCTTTTGCACTCTTTCTTTATCATAATTAGATATTAGAATGGCATTAACCTCTTTTTCTCCGTATTTCTTAACCAAATAATCATAGAATCCAAGTTTATAGAGATTACTTCCGTTAATTTGAGTTCCATATTGAGCATTAACATACTTGCTTAACTGTGCATTGATATACTGACACATATGTGCGCTCGTTCTTTTATCAATATCCGATTGTCGCGCCTTGGAAACCAAAAACTTAAAATAACTATTTTCCCAACTGCTGAAAACAAATTTTACACTTTCATCAAACTCATATTTTCCATTGAATTTTGTCAGAAGAAAATAACACCTATCCGATAAATGCACCGTTCTTCCCTGCAAATATACAGTTTTGGAATTATGGTTTATATCGTTTTCTTTTAATTCGGTAATTTCTGCTGCCGATTCAAAGCCGGAATAATATAACAAGATTATCAATTCAATATAATCCGCTCTATCCGGTGTTCTGTCCTTATGAAGTTTTTTGATAATATCTTCTACCATTGTCCAAGAAAATCTCTCTTTTTCTTCTGACAATTCAATAAGAAGATTGGCTCCTATTGACAGCCTTTTATCGTAAAAAATATTTCTGATAATTGGATAGTTGTTTTCGGCACAATAATCAATGTAGAAATTGATTATTTTCTTATATAATGATATAAGGAAATCCAATGAAGCGCGATTTGGAATGATATTGGAATCCAATTCAAATCTACGGAAATTAGCATTAGACAAGAATTTGATAAAATCATCAACAGTCATATCGACTAATTCTTTGCCTATTTCAATCTCAAACGCATATAACTGTTCTTCTTTTGTAGCCTTTCGGTTAAAGGAATATTTTTCCCCTTCTGGACTTGCGAAAAATCCATCGAATAACTCTTTGGTCGTCATAGCACCCATAATTCACACCTCTACAAAAACAATCTCTACACACTCATTATAACAGCATTCTCGGTTTTTGTCAATATTTTTATATTTATTTAACTCAAAGAAAAGATGGGAAATTGAATCATCATAGCCTTACTTATTTCAAGCAAGATGTTCCTATCAATAATTTTTCCGATTCTTTTGTCAAGACAGTTAATCCCGACGGTTGTTGTCTGCCCCACCAATATTGTACTTGGTTCTCTCAAACCATATACCCAATAATTTAGCAGCACCACATGAACCGGTAAATTCCTTTTGTTAAACTTTGACGTAATAGGAATGATGTTAAACGTGTTACTGTATGTATTATTTTTGTCGTTGGAAATGACGAACACAGGTCTATAACCGCTCTGAACGCTGCCACTCCTATCAGTCAAATGGCACATCCAGATTTCGCCAAAATGTGGTTTTTGTTTCAGCATAAATCCGCACCTACCTTATATTATGGAATATGTAACGCAATAGGCTGGATTCATACCAGTAGTGTGAATATTAAATTGTAGTTACTCGATTTTTTTCTTCTCAACACATCCCTTCCAGCCTATTGGCTACTTAATTACCTTGTAAATATAGTATATCACAAAAGCTGTCGGTTGTCAATGTGTTTTTTATATTTATTTTTGTTTTTATAAAATATATTTATCATCGAGGTCTTTGGGATTCCGCGCTTTTCCGAGCTTAACGGCTTTTCCGTCTACCATCTTATACAGAAAATAAAATTCCCTGTTGTTTGTCTTTGCCGTCGTGTAGTAGACTGTTCCGTCCGCAGCGGTCGTCTGAACCCATATTGTTTCCGACTTCGGTATGCCTTTAACCAACGCTCGAACCTGCCATTGTAATTATTCTGATAAGGTTTACAACTGCAAGCGCGGCATTAAGACCGCCAAGTGAAATACACATTGCGTTCTTATTTTTAATGCCTACTAATGAACAAAAAATTGCGGCAGCGACATTTACGCCAAATGCAAGAGAAGCTAAAACCATATAATCACCTCATTTCTTTAATCCGTCAATCATAGCCCAGATTTCATTGATTGCGTCAATGTGAACCGTTGGGTCATTTGTGGTTGAATTTTCTGCGCCGGCAGTATAAGCCATTTTGATAATATCGCGCAAATCGTTGACATCAATGTGAACGACGGGAGTTTCCGCAACTTCTGTAAAGGTTTTTCCGCCAGTTACATAATCGTCAAAGAATGTTCCCATATCGTCAAAATATGTGTCAACCTTCTGCTTTGTCAAGCCGGTGTATCTTCTTGTCGTCTTTTCATCTCTGTGGTTATAGATAACGCCAAGCAGAGCCATGCTATCATAATCTCCTGCATGGAGCATACGGGACAGCATACCGAACGTTTTTCTTGTGCTGTGAGTTCCGACATTGTAATCAATTCCGAGCGCAACAGCAGCCTTTTTCAAGCATTTGCGATAACCGTCTGCGGTCATTACTCTGCCCTTATAGTTTCCGCTCACCTGAGTAAAAACATAGTTCTCGTAATTGTTTTCAGATGGGTCAACGTTGGTTTCGGCAAGATACTTCACGATTGCATTTTTAACAGCCGTGTTAATGTGCGGATTTGCGAGTTTGTCGGTTTTATCCTCGATGATTTCAAGCAAATCTTTGCGGAATCTGCCTGTTTTAGTGTCATAGAAATGTTTCCACTGTAAGGAAAGCGTATCGCCGATTCTGCGGGCAAGATTACAAGAGATAACGAAAATAAGATAACATTCCCATTTCTTGTTGCTCTCGAACCAATCCATAAAGCGGCGAATGTCAGACACCTGAATCGGATAGACCTCGGATTTTCTTCCGCGCTTCTTGTTCTGCACGATGATTTTAGGCATTCCGTCCTTTTTGAGTTTCGGCTGACTCTGCGCGGGAACTTCCGCCGTAAACGTCATATTGCCAAATAATAACGGAGATGAAATTGTCATTGTATTGGTTTTCATAATAGTCACCTCGTAGTAATTTATTTACTATAATTATTATAGCACAACCCGCGCCAAGAGTCAATAGTAATTATAAAAATTTTTATATTTATTTTTCGCGTCGCATAATAGCATATTCTTTGCTGGAAACAAAAGATTTGCAGCTATTGACTTTATAATCGCCAAATTCATCAATAATATTGTGAGTGAGTTTCCCATTTATTTTCAACATTGGGAATAACTCTCTGATTGCGTTTTTGCAAGCGTCAATATGCAAACAGTCTTTACAGGTCGGCACTTCCAATCCCCCTTATTTCATTGAATAATTATTTTGATTAGGCATACAATTATCCGCCAAAATATAACCACCATTTGAGCGGTCTTTGGTCTATTAATTCTTTCTTTAGCGAAACAATATTGCTTTTGTTATCCATATAAATGTCCATCTGTTTTGCGACAAGTTCATCAGACTTTAATTCCGGATAAAGCTGAATCAAAACGTTTGCGCTTTTGTTAGAAACACCTTCAAGAGTTGATTTTTCAAAATCTTTATATCCCTCGACGATTTCGCAAATTTGAGTATCTATGTTGGAATTTTCCGCTTCCATTAAGGATATTTTTTCTTCAAGTGTTGTTCCGCTGCTGATTGCGATTCCCACAAAAATACAAGGAAGAATCCAAAGAATAGCATGAGCGCCACCTATAGCAGAAATCATAACACCCATTTCCAAACTGTCCGTCTTTATATCAATAATAATTCCTACGGCAACCAGCAAAATCCCTATTGCAATCATTAAAATAATCATTCGTGAAATCCTTTCTTTTCGTTTCAAAGTGTATATTTATACATTATTATGAATATTTATTCATTATTTTCCAAACGCGGCGCTGCCAAGCATAGCCAAAGTCGTCAAACAATTCGGATTATCAAGGTCAAAAACAACCCTATTAGAATCATCTGCGGCAGGTTTTCCGCAATCGGGAGCAAGCTCTGGAATTTTCTCTGTCCACAATTCTAAAAACCGGTTGCGTGAAATAGGCGACATACCGTAATCTTTTTCAAACAGCGTGGCAATGGCATTCCATTTGTTATTGAGTTCGCGGATAATTGCTCGGTAACCATCACCACGAGTAACATGGCGTTTTTTGATTAACTTTTAGCTTCGTTGTTCAGACCATCAACAACATCACCTATGGCATTTGCCATTTCTTCTGCTGTCTGAGGATTTTGCTCTTTAATTTTTGCATAATATTCTTTTGCTTTCATTATTGATCTCCTATTTTCCTCCATATTTAGTTAATCAAAACTCATTGATAAACAATTATGGTCGGGCAGTGTGATGTAGTAATAGTCCTCTGCTTGACAAAAAGTAAATAGTCTAAGCCAGATATTAGGTTCATAATGTTCAACGGTAACTCTCGGCTTTTCCGCTCTGCCGTATTCAATTAAAACATCATCATAAGTCTTAACAATCTTGGTATTATCGGATATTGCATATTCAAATTTATAGCAAATTTTATGTCTTGTTGTTTCTTTAACAAAGTAAGTTTTATCGTCAACTGTTTGTTGAATAAGTTCATAATTACTTCTGGATTCCAACGAATAATAATCCAAGTTATTATTAACTATCATTGACGGAATGCAACCACCAAACAAACCTATCATGCCACCCACCATCAATCCAAGTATAACTGTCATAAAAATTTCACCAATATCAAGTGAATCATTCTTGCCGAAAATAATGCAAAATGTTATAATCGCCGCGACAATACAAAAAATTAACGTTCCCATTTTTTATCCTCCATATTTATTTCAATTCTTCCAATGCCGACACAAAGTATCTAATATCATCCATTGCGTGGTCGTTTTCTCTGATTGGTTTATGAGTTAATGAATCTATTTTATATTCATTAAACTCTCTAATGGCGTTTCGACAACACCTACAAATTCTAATTTCACCACTCTTTATAGCAGATTCTACTTGTGAAATTCCTTTCCCTATATTATCCACCGCAACCACAACAGGTAATCTACCATCTCTTCTTACAAGCTCAATAAAACTCACCGCAGATGGGTCTATAACAAATGCTTTAATGCGTTTATCGCCAATCAATCGGCAAATTTCATCAAAATGCTCTTTATCCGTTCTTTGATAACCTTCTTTTCGAGAGTCAAAATAATATTCTGATATTCTATACCAATGTTTTTTGTTGTGTCCCCAAATTCCTGCGGAGCATGGATTTACTGTTCCGTAATCTATGGATATAGCATATTCATAAAAACGTAGTGGGCTATCAAACATAAAACATGTGCCAGACATAAAAGGATAAACCAAATCACTGTTTTCTTCGCCAAAGTCATTTTCTTCGCCAAAATCGTATTCCCTCATTATATCGCCTAAAAACTTGATTTCTTCCGGCGGTACTCTATGAATTTGTCCATTGCTATCTTCAACGATTCCAACGGTATAACTTACAATTCCTGCGGGATAGCTGCCGATAGTCACTCCTGCCGGAATCGGCTTACTATATTGTTCCCAAAGATGAAACAACGCTTTTCCAATGGTCTTTACCATACATGGTCTTAAAACTAATTCTTTATAATTCATTGGTTTCATTGTCTTTCTCCATTTCGCGCTTCATTCTTTTTCCTTAATGATTTTGAATTGTATATCCATCTATACTTATCAACTCCATATACACAGGAGCAGGAAATAAATTAAACTGATTGTGTGCAGTGATATATCCATTCATAAAACCTTTTGCTTCTTCAAATGTTTGAAATATATGCCTTACAGCAAGATGTTTTTCCAAACTTGTTCTATTACGAACCAAAATATAAACACTTGTCTTAAACATAAAAACTATATGTTCGGTTGAAGTGTTTTGCTTAATATGAGTTACTAATGTTTTAACAAAGTTCTCCGATTCCATACATTTTCACCTCACATTAACGCAGGAATACTTTTACCATTCAGGTTATGGGTTACTTCAAATTTAACCAAATCGGAAATTGCCTTGTCAAAATCATTTTCTGTTGTTTCGTTTTTGCAATAATATATTAATTGCCCTTTTCGTCTACATTCTGCTTTCAAAATTTTCCATTCTTTTAGTTCTTCCGCTGATAATTGTAAATGATTCAATTCACAATTATATATTTCTGAATAGCTATTACTTTCCTTACCACACACCGAACATTGATAAATATTTCTTTTAGTCATAAATATACCTCGCTTAAATTGGTATAATCACATCTGGATTCAATACAAGAATTGAATCACAATCCCAGCCATATAGAGCATAATACAAATCACCGTGATACAAATTGCAGTTTGCACCAGTATCATCACTCAGCCGATAGTCAATCGCATCATATCCTTGTTTGATAATTTCTTGAAAATCAGGATAATATTTTCCAAATCTTTTATTCGATAATTGCGGTAAAAGTTTTACATCATTTTCACAACGCAAAGTAAGAATTTTTGCATTATCTGCGATCTTAAATCGAAAACAATTATCTTCTGTGTTGCGTTCGGTATAAAACTCATTTTGTTCACACCAATTACGCCAACTAATCGGAGCGTCAACTTCGGAAGCCCACAAACCACCAATAGGCTTATTTCGCGGATAACAATTCTGAATGGGTACAAAGCGCTCTTTGTCAAATTGTTTTGAACCATAGTGGATATATGTTTTCATGTGATTTTCTCCCGCTAATTTGCTTTTGAAATTTATTGGCTCTTAATTGAAAAGAAAATTGGAATAAAGCCAAATAGTAATAACATTCGACATTGCTTTATATCTTTAATCGCTCCACATGCGTATCTTGTCTTTTTTGTCCATGTTCTCCAAACCAACATTATTATTTCCTCCTATCCACGATGAAAAATTATTTTAACTACGCCACAAGGCATATCGTTCGTTGAATCCATCGTTGTAAATTTCTCCGGCAAAGGCGTTTCCCAATCGTTATTGAACAGATAATTTGCATACCTTTCACATTCGCGCAAGATAACGCCCTTTTGATAACCGTTTAATGTAGTACGAGAAATAAGTCTATCTTTATCATCTGTCAATAGTTCATTCTTACCATTCTCGCTGATCTTAAATTTACCCTTAAATGGAAGAGAAATATATTTGAGAATTTCTGTTATGTTCTGTTCGGATAGTTCGGGATTCTGCCTTTTCAAATCTTTTCGGAAGTATTCATAATCGTCAATGATAAACTCAACATAATCAGTGCTGTTTGAAATTATCCTGTATTCCTTGTCTTTCCCTCTTCTGGACATTCTTTCTAACCTCTCCGCGCTTCTGGGCAGCCATAGCAACCCTTACAACGTCCTCTATGCTCTTTGTGAAAATCTTTGAGTTCTGAATCTTTCATTTTTTCCGGAATTTGTACGGCGCACTCTTTGATTCTGTCATTCTCAAAATCTTCACTTGAATAAACCGTTCCACTGAATAATCCAAGCCTACGCATTTTGTCCTCCTGATGAATATTTATTCGTTATTTATGTATATTTATTCGTTTTTCTGTTAATTTTTAACCACTCACAGAATTTTTCAAAAATCTTTTTATGGTCATCAAGCTCAATGCCTGGATAATAACCAACAAAAATCAAATCTTTGCTGTCGGAAATGCTAATAAAGATTCCGATTTCCTTTGTTCCCTCTACCTCATACATATTGCAAAACAAGGCGATATGTTTGATTTCTTCCGACGAAAGACGGCTTTCAGCACACCCTTTTACAGATGTGCTATAGCCAATCTCCGCGATCATTCCTTTAAGTTTTTCCATATCGGTAGAAGCAATCGGATAATACGAATTTGAAATATCGTTTTCATCCGTTGCATTATAAACACTGGATTTCTTTTTATCTATCCAAAAATATATCATGTTCACCTCTATCAGAATACCGGCTTGAATGTGTTTACAAGCGGCTCAATTCCCTGACTCTTGAAATAGTCTAACACGACCTCATAGTGAGCTTTGTCGCAAGAGGTAAACCTGCTCTTTTCGCAAATAACGCCGTTCACACTCTCGATTCTCTCAAAGAACAATTCGCGCGGAATATCCTGCCAGCCGTCAACGATGATTACCTCGTTATAGAAATACGTTTTATACAATCCGCGCTTTCTCGGCAACGCCATAACCATTTTTACCGCATTATCATACTGCGCGTATGTTGCGTATTCATAATGGTCAAATTTTACTTTTGTCGTTGTAAACATTCCAAAAGACGAAATTTGAAAAATTGTCAATTTTTGTCCTTCTGTAAATCCTGCGCGGTCAAACTGCCGGCGAATCTGGATAGGCTCATTCAACAGTCTGTACAATGAATATTTCAGTCTGAGATTTTCCATCGCTCTGACGACACCGACATCAAAACGAATGCCGCGTTCCTTGATGGTGTCGGTAAAAATCTCTCTGAATTTCTCCATATCCTCGGAATCCCATGTGCCAATCATGTTGTTTTCTCTGATGATTTCAGAAATAAATTCCTCAACCTTTTCAGCAGCCGCGCGATTCTCCGCCGCTTCTTCTTCACTGATTACATAATCGGTATGGTAGTCACCGACGCGCTCCGTCTGCTCGTCAACCAAATAGACATATCTTGCATAAGAGAATCCCTGCGGGTCAATAGCAAGCTTCAATTCATTGCCGGCAAAGATAGCAACGCATTTGTCGCGGTAGAAATGGACTGTTTCACGTTCTTCTTTAGACATTCTGGTGTAATCTTCCATATCGGTGATTCTGCGGTCATCTGTGTTTGTGCCGCCCATTCTCGCAAGGAATGAGAAATCAGAAATAAAAAGATGTGTAAACTGCTCATACTGCTCTGCGGTCATATAGACCTCTCTTGCGACCTTGCAATCCTCTCTGGTTTCGTGCTCATTATAATAATCCTCAAATGTGCTGCACTTGTTGCAGACCAAGCGGGCATTTGTGATAGTGTAATCAACGTCATTCACAATGACCGCCGACGCTTCGATGTCAGCAATGATTCTCTTTTCTTCCTCTGCTCTCTTTTCGGCTTCTGCCTTCTCGATTTCATACTGCTTCTTGCGTTCCTGAGATTCGCGCTCCTGCCGTTCGGCTTCTGCCTTCTCAAAATCCGCCTTCTTAGCCTTGAATACCTCTGCCATTTCCGCGTATTCGTCGGTCATTTCTGTCTGCTCGTAATTCCAATGGACAATCGAATGAGCGGAGCAAGTGCCGTAGAAATTTACGTCGAAATAGTCAGACATAGAATCGCTGTTATCGTAGTTATACGCCTGAGTATAACGGTACGCATATTCCGCGATTGCCATTAACTCGTCGCTACCCTTTTCAAACGGGCTTTTAAGCAAGCTGACATCGACGCTATCTCTACTGCTGGTAACAGACCATTTGCAGAACGGGAATCTCGCGCGGAGGTGCTTTCTGACATTCATAGCGATAACCTTTGCGCTGTGTTCGTGATTCTCGCCATAGAAATACGGAATATCATCTGTGCGGGTGATTTCCCACAAATCGACATTAACTTTTTTATCTTTACCGTTCGCGGCAGTAGAAGATACTTCGCCGATACCCTGAACGAATGTCATTCTTTCGTCGGTGTTCTTTGCGTACCATACTTTCTTCTGTCTGTGCCAGCGGAATCCGGCTTCTTTCAGCGCGGTCAGAACGTCAGTTTCCGGTTTTGCGGCAAATGCTACTTCAATACCATTCTTTTCGTTGTTGATTGTAATTGTTGCTTTCATTGTGATTCCTCCTTAATGTTTGTAGTAACTTATTTACTATGGTTATATTATAGCATACCCCGCCGAATTTGTCAATATGTTTTTTATAATTACTGAAATTTTTTTTTCAAAAGTTTAACCCCATGTTTCAGAGGTTAAGCCTGTTCACTGTTTTTTTCCTGTTCTTCCTTCAATAGTTGCTTGACTCGCTCGATTTCCTGATTCGTATGTGGAGTTCCGCCGGAATTGATTTCAATATACCATTTCAAAACATCTTTTTTAGTTTTCAGGTCATTAACATTAAAAATCAAATCAATGCCCAAAGGTACTCTACCTTCATAGTCTTTATGATATACGCCAAACGCTGGTATTTCATCATTCATAAACGCGAGAACGGCAGTTATACGCTGTAATCCATCAACAATAACAAAGTCATTATAAGAATTGACTTTTGAGTTTCCAAGCCACCACGGACAATTAAAATAGATTGTTCTTGATGATTTTCCTCCGCGTAACAGAAATTCAACGAACGCGATTTGTTGCTCTCTTGTCCAGATATGCCCTCTCTGAAAATCTGGGTTCATCTGCAAACCGCTATCAATGTAATCATCTATTGCTCTCTTGATATGATTTAATGGCACATTCACCTGATATGTTCCGCTGCGTGTGAATTGTGGAATGTCTGAATACTTCATAACGCCACCAAATTAACAAATATCAACGTATTCTCCGATGATTGATAATGCGTCATCGTAAGATTCAGCTTTCACAACTCTGTCTGCCATTTCATCGGCTTCATCATACATTTTTTCTCGCTTCAAGACTCTGCGGGCAATTCCGCAAAGGTTAAAAATATTTCCGTCCTCTCCAATAAGTTTACACTCTGGTTTCATTGTTTTATCTCCTTTGTAAGCAACCCAAGAATTTGTTATCATAAACCAATTCGTCAGTATCTCCGAACATAGAAAAATCTTCTGATTCTAAACTTCTGAAAATACATTGTTTGCAATTCCCACCAATATATCCACAACACCCGCCGTCATAATTGCTGATACGATGTTTATTATATTCTTTTTGATTGTTATAGCAAGTTCTGTATTCTTCGATTTTTTCTTTTGATACCATAAACATACCTCCATTTTTCAAATAGAATGCGGGTGAGGATTTGCACCTCACATGTGCCTTAGTATCCTCCAAAAAATCCCGTACATAACGTCTCGGTTTTAATTGCAGTCTGTTACCCACAGCAACGCTTGCGTCTACCTATTCCGCCACCGCAAATAACTCTTAATCCGTTTGAATATCGTTGAGTTTATTTTTCAACTCTTTAAGACATTTATCACAAAGCCTAATACAAATAAATGAACCGCTGCCGTTTTCGGTGGAAATATGCGTTAAATAATCAACAGCATCATTCCATTCCGATTCATAATTCGTTGCTCCGCAATTATTGCAGTTAAAATATTTTTTGTCTGTCCGTCTTTCAACGTTTAACATTCGTAACACCTCTTAATCGAAATGTACCTGTTCGAGTAAAGCCTTGTTCTGAGCTTCAATTTCAGCCGCGCGGTCGGACTGTTCCTCAATATATTCATCAAGGTCGTCATAGTAGGAATTGTCATCCTCAAAGTACCAATCTTCCCACTCATTATCTTCTTCATTGAAGTATTGCAAACCGCCAGTATTAGCATAATCCGGCTTTACATTATGGTTATATTGAAAACAATCATAAGTAGCCAGAATATTCATTACCTTTTGACCTTCTTCGGGCGATTCAACAGGGACGTAAAAGGCTTCCATTGGAACTTGCGGAATCCACCACACTCTCAGTTTTGCCATAAAAACCTCATTTCTCATTTATTATTGTTCGCGCTTCATCAAGATATTTTTGCCGTGCCTGTTCTTTGGTATATCCATAGTATTGTTTAATACCTTCTTTGCCATAGACAATCCAAGCTCCGCGAATATTTCTCTCAATGAAGAATATTATTCCTCTGCGCTGAATCTTCGGCATTTATCTACCTCAACAAAGCATTATCCGCTTGCAAGTTTTAATTATTCCATCGTCAGATTTATCTCCGCGCAAACATTCCTTAACCAAATCGCCAAACTTTTTTGAATCAAAATTTGCAAATGCTCTTTCAAAATCTTTCGGCGCTTTTCTTGAAGAAATGTATCTTGATACCGCGAATAATACCCAATCAGCAAGCGGATTGATAACCTTATAATTATTTGTTGCTTCCTGCAATCTCAAAAGGTTATTTTCAATCTTGTCTTGCATATCTTGTTACCTCTTGTACTCGTAGTTTTCCACGCCGGCTACGTACTTCTTAAAATCAATGCGGATTAGCTTTTTTCCGCCGACAGTCGCAGCGCCGCCGCCAAATGCGATTCTTCCGTTCGTTCCGACAAAGTTGATTGTTAAATCGCCGTTGACCGCCATAATCTCAGCGTAGCAGCGTTCTGTGGGCTTTGCTCCGTCACCGAATGTAAATCCCTCGGATTCTGCCTGTTGGAGAAATTTTTCACCGATTTCGACGTTTTCCAGGAATACATATACTCTGCCGTCCATGTTTGCTAAATTCTTGATTGTTCTTTCCATTGTTTCAAATCCTTTTAAATTTTAGATTTGAGCCGTAAAAGATAAAACCCTATCGTCACCGATAGGATTAAAAAACCTATCGGTCAAGCATTACCACCTTGCATAAAGTAGGTTGGTGTACGGTCATCGGGCTTGCTCCCTTGCACACTCTTTATAGGTGTATCTTTGATACAAATTAATTATAGCACCTTTTAGGTAAACTGTCAATGGTAAATATAAAAATATTTTTATTTATTTTCCGCCAATATCTCATGAATATCCGCGCCAAGCGCAGCCGCGATTTGGCAAACTCGATAAAACGGCATTTTAACCTTTTCGCGGCTATGATTGAACCATGAATAAACAGTTTGTTTCCCTGCTCCTGTAATATCCATTAACGCGGTCATTTTTTCGTTAAATGAATTTTGACAATCTGGATATTTTGCGTATAATTGAGATTCAACATTATTCGCAATTTCCGTTTTTGTCATTTTTGTCCATGTGTCATGTAGGTTTACGATTTCGGCGGCAAGATTACTCTTTTTCGTCATAAAATCTTCCTCTCCGCAAGATATGATAATTATACCCTGCCTACATAATCATGTCAACTGCAAAACGCCTCTTTTATGTATGATTCCGAAAACTCTTTACTTTCCTTTCCAAGTCGCATAGGAACGACAAGGGCAACATAATTTTCGTTAAGAAATTTCCACGGATAGATTTCTTTTCCGCCGGAAATTGTAGTGTTTGTGTCCTTAAACACTTTCAGCACATCAGCCATATACTTCGCATTAAAGGCAATGTGCAAGTTTTCCGACAATTTGCCATCCTCAATAGAAATACAGTCCGCAGTCTGAAAATCGCTGCTATGCGTTTCTGTTGCAAGTTTTCCGGAACATTCAACGCAATGAATAATGGGCGTTTTCTTGTTAAGCATAGCATATTCCTTTGCAATTTTCAAAAACTCAGCGCAGTTCAGGGTAACAGTATAATCAGAGTCATTCATATCTACTGTCTGCGCGAAATCAACAAAATTTCCTTCAATAATGCACTGCGTAAGGGTAAAATCATCACCGACAAAATGAACGTGTCTGCCGCTGAAATAAACTTTAAGCTCGGAATTTTCCGTTTTGTTGCTTGCAATCTTTTTTAACTGCTTGCACGCGATTCCATGCACTCCAAAGTTGAAAGTCTTACCCTCCGCGCACCACGGATTGAAATAACTCAGAGCGTGATAGCCGTCAATAGCAATGATTCCGTATTTGCCGCTGTTGAAATTATATCCTGTATAAATCGGCTTGTGTTGCTCGACACTCAGGCAAGGCGCGAGATTTTCCAGAACGGTGATAAAATTCTTCCTGTCGGGAATTGTCATAATGATTGAATCTTCCTTTGGATTTTCCGGAAAATTAACCATAGAATCATCATCTTCGCTCTTGAAACATGATACTCTGTTCTTTTTCTTCTCGTTTGCCGCGCTGAAAGAATTGCTCTTGCGCTCATATGTTACCCGGCCTTCGACGGGAAACAGTTTCTTAACGCAATCAATGTCAATGATAACTTTTCCGCCCTCGACGATTTCAACATCACGCATATTTGCGTTAATCGTGAGATATGATTCCAAATCGGAAACGCGGAATGATAATGTGTCGTTTTCCTTATCGGCGATAATCTGAACGCCGTGCAGCGCCGGAATAACGCTCACTTTCGGAACGACGATGTATAAACGGTCAATAATATTCTTGAAATCTTTTGATAACATTTTGAAAATCATTTGTGCTCTCTCCTTTACCACTCGATAGGTGTCATTGATAATTTGAAATGGGTCAGCCCCGGTCTTTCTCCGTTTTCAGATGATGTTCTGTGGATTACATACTTCCAGCCAGCTTCGCGGTATCTGCGGGCGATTTCATCTCTCACTGATACGGGATATTCCTTTAGCAATATAGCGTTCTCGTATGAATAATTCCCGTGGCTTCTCTTAATTGCCGTGTCAATATCAACAATGATTGATTCGATGTTGACATTCGCAATTTCGTATTGTTTCAATTCTTCTGGTGTAATCAATTCAATTCCTCCTAATTATGAATAATCTTGTATTTTCCATCGGTTATTGCCTTGTAAACAATCTCGGAACATTCCACGGTTACTACATTCGCGTGATTGTTTCCGCAAACTGTTATTGGCGGCAATCCAATGCTTTCATCGAATACGATTTCAAAATCCGTATTGCTTTCATTGTTGATTCTCAGTAAAACTGGTTTCTTCTCTGATTGACAAAAGAATACGCCGTCATTTGTACAACCATATCTTTCAAGTAATTCTTTTGTAATCTGTTTGGTTAATGTTTTCTCCATTATTTGACTTCAAACTCCTTTTCATAACAATCCTTGCACACGGCATATCCGAATCCGGCATTGCTCAAAATTTTCCGTGAAGTGTATGCGTCGCCGAATTTCAGAGATTTTCCGCAAGCAGCACAAGCAACAACCGTGTCCATATCGCTTGCATATGTTGTTTTCATCGGTTTATTTTCGGCTTTCATTTTACTCGACCTCCATCTCTTTCAAATCTTTAAGCATAAACAAAAAGCTATTATATTTTTTGATTGTCGGGATTAGCGCTTGCAAGTTGCCGCAAATTTCTCCTTCGCGCGTAACCCAATTATATGAAATCGTCATATCTGCTGCGGATTTTTCCGGATATTTAGGGTGATAATCGGCATAGAACATATTGCTCATTGTTGAAAACGATAAATCTTCATCATCAGTTTTTAACACTAATTTAATTCCGTTTTTGAATTGCTCCACCGAAATTGATTTTTCCCCCAAACTTTTCCAACAAATACCTTGCGTAATTGTACGCATGGATTCCGAAAGACCAAGCGTTTTCGCAATAGTATTCATAAAGGTCATTGTCATACTTTTTTAAGATTTCAAGGCATTCATCTCTGGTCATTTCGTGTTCGCCTGTCATGTCGTTTCCTCCCTCTCGTAGATAGATTTTCCGCGATACATAATCCGCGTGATGTCCTTCACAAAAATCTTTTCGTCGAATTTGCTGATTCCCAATGCGTCCATCAGACGTTCGCCGCCGGTGTAAGAAACGAAATCATAACTACTGAATCCATAGCCATCAAGCATTCTATGCCTTATCGTTTCCGGCTCAATCTTCTGCCCGGCTCGTTTGCCTTGATACTCAAATTCAACTGTAACCGTTTTCGCTTCAATGCTATCAAGCGCCGCCGCAATTTTCCGCTCGAAATCCTTTACTGTATCGCCTGATTTGACAAGCTCCTGAATAGCAATCTCGTATGCTTTCATATATTCGTAACTGCCGCGCACACGTTCAAACGCGGAATGAATAGCCTCCGCCTCGTCGCTGATTCCAGCAAGAATTTTGATAAGCTCTCTATCTTCAAGGAAAGAATCTTTTGAAATATGCGGCTTCCTTGAAATCTCGGAATACAGAATGCGGCGCTTTGCTTCTTTGAGAACGTCGCTGCGCTCGGATAATTCGCTCGGCTCTAACGTGTCGTAATACTTCGGAAATTCGACGTTTTCCATGCGCTCGTTCATTTCCTTTTTGAAGATTCCCCATGTGGTTATTCCGTCCGGAAACGGGATTTTGTTATGTCTGTAATTGAATGTGTCAAAAATTGATTCGTTGCAAACATAGACAGTCTGATTTGCGTAAATTGCCAAGATTGACAACTGATTTTCCAAATCCATGAAGAAATCCGATTCGTCCGCGCCGTAGAAACGATAACAGCCGTAAATAATGGAGCATTTGCCGATATTGTCCTTCGTCAGCTTGACAATCGTTCTGCCGTGATGAATGATTGTGTTTAACTGTTCCGATTCACAAAACAGTTTCAATTCGTTTAGTAATGACATTGTGTTACCTCCTAATCTGCTTGATGTATTTCCCGACGATATTGTATAACTCCATGATGAACTCGTGACATTCCTCCATGTCCTCGTAAATGTCTTTGATTTCATACGGAGCGCCGTTCTTCCCGTGTCCGTCACTTCCTATCCAGAGCGACGTTTCATAAGATACATCAAAATCCTGATAATAGGACAAGATGTTCATGAGGAAATAGTCAAGATTGTTTTCGGTGTCGATACAGAAATGAAAATCCTGCCCTGCGGAGCTGTACTTGCCAAAATCAATCACGTTTTCATCGTCGTAATAAATGCTAAAATCAGCATTTTCAATCATTGTAGTTAATCTTTTGGATAATTTCATAATATTTATACCTCGCTTTCGTTGTTGTGTTTTTTATGTTTACCGTTTAGCCCGCGATTTTGAATCCATCACTGAACGCGGATAACCTACCGTTGCAATATCCACATCTGAAATTTTCGATTCTCTTGATAGCCTTGCACATCTTGTATCTTTCCCAGATATGCCCGCAACTATTACAGACAATCTGATATTTCGGCGTGCGCTCCGTTTCCGGCTCAGTGATAACGCCCTTTTCTTCGGCGCTGCTCGTGCGCTGAATGTTATATCCCAATTCGCGGCGAATCATTGCGGCGTATGCTTTCCACTGTGTACCGTGATTCCAACAATCAGGGCAAGTGTGCAGCAACTCATGGAAAATTGTGTTTCTCAGCCCGTCAACGTCGTTTTTCTCGTCCAGAAGAACCACATTGATATTGATAGTGAACCCGCCGGGAACCTTGCGGCATTGACCCCATCTTTTCTTCGCGCGGGTATTGATTGTTACATCAATTACGTTTCCATACGGAATCCCGATTCTGTCAAGCTCGTTCATGCACTGGATTGTGAAATCAATTAAATCTCTCATTGTTGTTGCTCCTTTTCTGTAGTAATTTCTTTACTATAACAAGTATATCACAATGATTTTGATTTGTCAATAACTTTTTTATATTTACTGTGATTATTTTTGAAAAACTTTATAAACCATATCGGAATGAGATTTGCTTGCTTTTTCGGCGTATGCTTTTGCTGCGGATTCCGTGTCATACGTCTTGATTACTGCCCATGAACTATATGGCTTCTTAGACCTCATTCTCACTTGATATTTGCTGCGCGGCTTATAAGCCTCCATATCGCTTTTAATGTCATAGGCATAGTATTTGTCTATCTGGTCTGAATTTCCGTCCTGCACGGCGATAATGTACAGAATAAGCGTGTCCAATACCTTGTCCGGTGCTTTGTGATATTGCTTACACCAATCAACATATATGATGATGTCGAATAAATCCATAGTAGAATATGCGCCGGAAATTTTGCGGTCAAGCTCCGATTTAATTCTTATCAGTTTATTATAAACTTCCTTTGTCATTCTAAACCACCTCTAAAATAAGCCAGAATCGCCTGTATCGCATTTTTATCTAAAAGTAATGAAATTATATTGCTAAAGCAAAAATCCAATACAAGCCAAAATAAACGATTTTAACAATATATTATGTGTTGTCGCAAGACGGCACATAGACAAGGGAATCAATCTGATTAAAAACCATAGAGGAAAATTCCGCTCGATTGATTGCCGCGTCAGAAATTGCTCTTATATATATATATATATATTATATACTATTCATTAATGAATAGCTATTCTTTATTATACTATACATTAATGAATAGCAATACATTATATAATAATATATTATATACTATACGTTAAGGAATAAAGAATAGTATAACAATAAAAACGTATATAATATATTATATGTTTCCCTTTGGGAAACATATATATATACTATACATAAATGATTAGCTATACTTTATACTAATCACTTATGTATAGCATACCTTATTATTTTAATAATTACTATACTTTGATGTTTAGTATTTCTTGACTGTACTTTAATCAAAGTATAGTAATTATATATTTCCTCATTCTGGATAGCCGACATATTCGCCTGTTTTCATGTTCGTGTGCCATCTCACGGTCTTATAATATCCGCTATAAACGCCAGCCATTCCGCTCGTATAGGTTTCAAACTTCGTCCATACCGGAACCCTTCTTCTCGTTATTGTCCATCCGGTTTTCTTGCATAATGCCTTGACGGAATTTGCAAAGATTCCACGACCTACAATTCGGTTTCCGTATCTGGTTTGTACCCATCGTGTACCTACTTCGTCGCCGTTCTCGTCAATTACGATTTCTCGTTCTTCGCAACCGTCGCCGGAAAGAATAGCAAGCTGCATTTCGCATTCTTTGATTTTTCCGTGCTCTAACTTGTCGGAAAGAAAACAATCACCAAGGTCTGTCAAGCCGGCATTGATTCTTTCAATCCGATTAGCTATCGCGGCTTTGTTCTGTTCTATGGTTTCTCTGATTTGGTTTGCTAATGCTTCGCCGAAAAGTTTAGTTATTTTCCTGCACCTCCTAAAAGATTTTCAATACGCGGGAATTGCTGTCATAAAATCCAATTGTGTGTGCTATCCGTTCAATCTTCGTCATCTTTTGCCATTCTTTGCTGTATTTGGTTACTATAGCATTATTATCAAGAAGATATGATTTTCCGCAAATTGCGTTTGCTGCTTTATACATTTTCCTTTTGGTTTCATTTGTGATCGTCATAAATCATCAGCTCCTTTACTATGGTTTAATAATAACATACTTATAACAGTATGTCAAGCGTTTTCCGAAAAAAGATAAAAATATTAGGCTCTCTTTGCAGAGAACCCAATATCATTTTGATCTTGCTATATCTGCTCGGATTAAAGCCTTGATATATCCATTCTTGTTTTCTACGCTATCCAGCTTTTGGATTATATCTTGCTCCGTATTAGTCATAGCGCTGATTGTATAACGTCTTGTTTTTTCTTTACTGTATTTTATTTGCGCGGCATAACCGGTCTTTTTCTCATACTCTCTTTGATAGCCTTTTTTCCGTTCTTTTGCTTCATCTTTATTCATGCTCGTTCTCCATATCGCGACGAATTAAACCTTTAATATAATCGGAAAAATTCTTGATTTTCTGCAAATGGTCAGCAATATCCTGATCTTGCGGCAACCATAGAACGAAAATCTTTTGTTTTTTTCTTCCTTTGTTTGCTTCGTCCCATTTCTTTTGTGCTGCTCTTTTGGTTATCTTTACATATTCTGCGTTATAATCATTCTTGCGCTGCTTTGCTTCTTCTTGCAGTTTTGATGTCATTTTACTTTTCCTCTCTAACTATTAAATGATAATAACTCCATCCCAGATGTTATGATCGTCAAATTCATTTTGTAAATAGTCTTTAATTAAATCCGCGTCCTCAATGCCGATATATTCCGGCTCAATCTCTATGGCTTTTCCTCGTCCTTCGTCGCCATATATATAGCCATAAATATATCCATCTTTGTGCGGATATACTTTCAGTAAGCCATACTCGGTGGATTTGTAGAATTGCATTATCTCGCAAACTCTGTCGTTCCATTCCCAATCAAAATCTGTGCCGTCGTTACCGTTCATGTAATAAAAAGCTCCGTTTTCGCACAAATCTTCATCTTTTACGTCTGGCATATATTTCTGTCTTGCTTTGTTTGCATAGTTGAATATTTTCAACATCAATTCTTTTTCAATCATGGATATTCCTCCTTATGGATATTTTCAACTTGCCATATAGTTGAAAACATTATATCATACTTATAACAGTATGTCAATGAATTTTTGATAGATTATTCAAATATTTTCGTCGTGCTTTTTTGTTTGGTAGTTGCTGAATTGTTTTACAATGGTTTTTGATGTCTTTTATTGGCGGATTTGTAGGTTTTGCAGCATTTATTATGTCAATTACTGCCCAAACGATTAAAATTAATACGACTGCAAGCAAAGACACAAAATCACCTCAATCCTCAAAATTCCGGTCAAGCACATAATCATAGCGCTCGATTATGTCATCCTCATAGTCTGTTTCCGGATTGTACATCAGGTATGTAATCATGACTGTTCCCGTTGTGTAGTCCAAATCAGTATCGTAATAACTGATATAATTGTAATCACCGTTTGTGTTCAGAACCTTTGCGTCGCCTTCGCGATTTCTGTTAGTGATGATCGCAATAACGCGCTCAATAATGATTTTTTCTGATTTCGTGCGGTTTGCCAACATCCCGCCGGTGACGTTGCGTGAATCATAAATGTGGAAATTACTATAGCCAACCTCGACCATGTTCATAACATAATTGTCCTCGATCGGATAATACGGCGTTATTTTCTGTTGTTCTCCGTCGATTGTGTATGTGAATTTCTCGTCAATGGATTTTGCAGCCATTTGTTTCGGCTGATTTTCCGCTGTGTCTTTCGCTCCGCAACCCACAAGAGAAATAACCATAATGATTGTGATTACCATACAAATAATTTTCTTCATGTCATAAACCCCTTTGTTTTCGCTCATATCGCGTTTTTATGTAATGTTAGTGTAATTATATTCCTTGCCGAGAAAATGCGATATAGACAAATTCTCGGCATTTTAGCGTTATTGTGTTTTTTATGTTTACTTTGAAAAGCCGTCATATGTACCCATAATGTAGAACGGATTGTCAATCGGCTCGAATTTCATCTTTCCGGTGTCAACCGGCTTTCCGTCCTCGCTTGTCGATAACGTGATATGCGGATTCTTGATTTTCTTAAACTCTGCCAAAATTTCGGGAATACTTGTGTTGTCCATCTCGATCTGTAAGCCCTGGTTCTTGCCGTCGCAAGCGTAGCCGACAACTTTCAGCATTACAAGTTTTCCGATTAAATCAGGATTGTATTCTTTAGGTCTGAATGCGAATGTTACGTGTGGTTTATCAATCACGCGCGATAATTTGTCTTTTGTGATATTATCGTTGACAAATTTCTGCAACGTATCGTAGTCAACAAAAATTCCGATGTAAATGTATTTATCGTTTTTCATGTAATCACCTCCATAAAATTCTGATTTGATTAACCGGCAATGTAGCCCATGTGGTGCTGCTTGAACGCGATTCCGCATTTCTTCAAAATCGGATTGATGATTTCCGTAGCAAAACAGTAATAAACCCTGTTGCCCTTCATCAGCTCGTCATGAATGTATTCCAGATAGCGGAAATCGTTCAGTGACATATTTTTGACCGGCATTTTTCCTGTATCGTATGTTTTGTCAATTAATTCTTTCAATTTCTTCATTCCTGCTCCACCGCCTTTCTCAGCTCCAAAACGTTGATGTATTCATAATCTGTGATTTCTGAATTGTCAAGCGCGTATCTAACGCAATCGGCAAACTTATCTTTAATTGTGTCCTCGTCGGTTTCCTGCGTTTCGATCGCAACCATCATGGTAATTTCTGCATAGATTTTCATGGTGTCCTCCTTTATGCTATTGAATAGTAGTGTTCTCGCAGTTCCGGCAAACGCTCGTCAAATGGTCTTTTGTCTGCGGTTACTTTCAGAAAATCCGCATGGTTCAAACTGTCAAGGATTTTTTCATATTGCTCGTATTTGCCCATCTTCTCAAAATCCGCGCGGAATTTTGCTTTGTCGCTGTCTGCACATTTGCGGATTATCTGCATATCCTCTTGCGGGATATAATCTTCCGGAACATAGAATTTGATATTTCCTCCGGCTGAAATGTGAGCTACGGTTTTATAATCGCCATCTTCTCTGACGGCTTTATTGCAAACAGTTGTTCCGTTGCCCAAGCAACACATAAACAGTTCAAACTTTTTTGCTTTCAATTTGAAATCCTCCTTGTTATATATTTTTAATATCCTGCACTGTCATTTGAGCGGATAATAATTCTGCAAGTATTCCCAATGTTCTGGTAAAGTACGCAGTCAGTTTATAATCCGGTGTGGTATCGCAATTCAAATCGCTGCTGATTCTTCTCACTTCTTTCCGCGCCTGCTCAACGTCAAAACCGACGAATAACAAGTCTTTCTGATACCCTTCATATTTAGGCATAGAAAACAATGCCTTGTAAAATAGACATATTGTTGTTTGAATGTTTGCAATGAGTTTTTTCTTTTCACTTCTTGTCATTTTTTCTGTTCCTCCTTATTTGAAAAGATTTGAAGAATCAAAATGCACTATATATGTCGGCATTTGAGTAACAACATAATCCGCTGATTTCGGTTTGAAATATCCGCGCATGTTATCTCGTGTAGCAGTCCAATGAAATGCGCTTCTTGAAATTCCGCTCAACCATGTTTCGCGCCCTAAGATTTCGATTGCTCTTTCACGGGGGGGGGGGATCGTTTCTTCCTTTCCGGTCTGGATATTGACGGCGCTATACTTCGTCTTTGATTTCTGCATAGCTTCTTCGATTTGTTTGAAATCTCTTTCGGTATGTCCGTTTTCGATTAATTGCTTCTTGTCTGTTTCTGTTAATCTCATAGGTTTCATTGTATTCACCTCTTTATCTTTTGCCGTATCTTTTAATAATCCGGCGGCATTCCGATTTGGTTTTTCCTGTCATGTCTTTCAGCATTTGCCGCGTAGTGTCTGAATCGTATGATTTCCGTTTGTCCTGTCCGGCAACGTTTGCAACCCCTGCGGCGATCAGAACCGCAATAATAATAACTATTGGCATTCTATCACCTCACAAACCAAACTATAAATTTGTGTTCTTTTCCGTCCGTGCTGCTCCACGGCGTATAATGCGCCGGATGTTTCATTCTTATGTGTCTGGTTGCCGTGCGGTTGATGTTTTCGCACATTGTTTGCGCTTCCTGCTCGGTGTCGCAAAACTCAAATGTTTTATAATATTTCCTGTATGCCATATTTTCCTCCTTGTTTACCACCCTGATTTTACAACTTTTCCGTCAACAAATACTCTATAAGCCATTCCCAGGTCTTTCGCGTATCGGACGGCTTCTCTAATGCTCTTACATTCACGCGGAGTCATACAATAGCCCCACTTTGTATTGCAAATTACTGTACATTTAATTCCCTTTGCCATTTCGTTCACTCCTTTGTATTTTTTCCGTTAAACCATAATTAAAACGGTCAATATATAATCGCTTTAATTGTGTTTTAATTTGCCCGTATAGCCGTTAGCTCAGCTTTATGTAATTATTTGATTAGTTTTACTGCAAGGAATTTTAATCCTTTCAGAACCCATGCCGGCGCATAGAAGATGTTTGTCGCGATCTTGCCGACAACATTCTGTCCCGTGATAAACTTTGCGGTCATTGCCTTTATGTCCATTCTGTTACTGACAACAAAATTAAAAGTAATGTATGCCACTGCAAGTGTTCCGATGATGATGTTCAATACCATTTTCAAATACCTCACTTTTTTATTTTTAGCAATTCGCCAAATTATCGGTGTAATTGCTTATTAACCTTTTTTTGTTTACCGTTTAGGCTCTTAAAAATTCCGCCGTGATGTCTGTTGCTCTGTAGCCGGTCTGAATTGTGCCGCTCCGGTATGCTCTGGTAATTTCGTATTGTTGCTGCTGCGCGGTCTGTTTAGCTTTTCGCATAGCCGCCGGATTGGGCGTTTCGTCCGAAAAATCAATTGATATTTCTCCATTAAAAGGATATACCGTGCCTCTGTATGCGTCCCCGTCGTCCTCTGAATCCAGAATAAAAACATCGGCATATTCCTCGCTGTAGTCTGCGAAAAATTCCTTGATTGTCATGTTGTCGTCCTCCTTTATTCACAAAATGTCAAAAGTTTATTGATATTGAATCGGCTTGCTTCTTCCAGCGTTTCGGTCTTGACATTCCGCGCTATGCGCCATTCGTTCTCGCCGCTCTTGTCCAGCGTGTAGGTTTCCGCGCAATACTCGCCGCCGCCGTTGTAGTATTTCATGTAATAGACGCGGCGCTTCGTGATTTCCGTTTCGGTTTCCGCGATCACCTTGTAAAATGACGGATAGTCATAGTCATACGCGGGATTTCCGAGGTAATTTGCCAAATCGAATCTATAGCCGTTCGGCGCTTTGATCGCCAAAATCTTTTTGATATAATCGCGCTTTAAATTTCTTCTTGCCATAGTCCATACCTCCATGATTTTCTTGTTGTGTTTTTTATGTTTACCGTTCTGCTTTTTGATGTAGGCGGGATTTCTCCCGCCGTGTTGTCTACAGTTAGATTATAGCATACTTATAACAGTATGTCAAGCGTTATTTGAAATTTTCCATATTTTTTTATTTGGCAGCTCCGCCGATTATTCGTAGATATATCCATCGGATGTTGTCAATTGTTCGCGGGCTTCGGATTCTCCGCCTTCAAAATCAAGGCGTACAATGATCGCACTACCATAGCCGGAAAATGCAGGGTCGTTTTTCCGCGCCCATCGTTCGGCTCTGCATTTTTCCAATGCTTCCTTTTTAGTGATTCTCTCATAGCCTTGTTCTATTGCTCTGAGTTCATCATCTACGCCGTCAACAAATCGCAAGTCGTATTCATTGCCGAAATTTCGCGGATAGCGGATATAATACTTTTTCATTGAGTTTCCTCCTTCTTATTGCTTTTTAAGTATTGAATACTTGTTACAACGGCGGATTAGATTTTCCGCCGCTGTTGCAAACATTCAATCTTATTCTTCAAATTCATAACTGTATTGTTCCGTCAATTCTTCCGTTGCGGTCTCATAAACTGCTTGAATGTCCGATTTGATAAGCCCGGATTCCTCGATCGCATAAATGAGTTCTTTTGCAATGTCGCGGATTTGGTCTTTTGTGAGTTCGGAATACTTCTCATAATCGGTCAAGAAGTCAAAACCTTTTCCGTTATTTAACGCTTCAATAAATTTTTTCATTGTGTTTTCCTCCTTTTGTTTTTATGATTAAAGCTCCCATTCTCTGATTACTTTATCACTGTTGAAATATTTTATTTTTTCCTCGTATTCTTTGATCTGTTCCGAATAATCGGTAGTAATTCCAAAAAACGGGCAAATTGTTCCGTGATTTTCCTTGTAATATTCCAACTGACTCATGGTCGTCATATAGTCTGATTTGGTGATTACCGGAATGCCCAAACGGTTGAGAATTTCCGCATATGTGCCGGAATAGTTATACACCTTTGACTCTTTGCCGTCGCGGTAGAAAATGATTCCAAGCGTATATTTAGATTTTCCATTGCAATAATCGCCATGCTGTGATACCTTTATGTCAGGACGATATTTTTCCGCAATTGCCTTGAATTTCTGGTATGTCATTACGATTCACCCCCTTGTAGCTTCTCTATGATAGATTATAACATACTTATATAAGTATGTCAATATCTTTTTTGAGATTTTCCGATTTTTTTAATCAGGCAGCGGCAGCGCCGCCGCCCGTCCGTTCGGTCATTCTCCAAATAATCCATAGAAGAATTTACGCGCTTTTTCGACTGAGAATTTCCATTCTTCCGTCGCGCTGAAACATCCGCGTTCAAATTTTCGCGCCGTGACAATTCCGTTATCGAAATCAGAATAGGATTCCCAAAACAAAACATATCCGGCGGAATTTTCATCATCATTCGTTTTGATCGCCGTGCTTTTGTTTTTCTTGAAATACGAAAATGCTTTTTTAATGTGTCGTTGTTCCGGTCTGCGCCGCATATCTTCCGCCGGTGTATTACCTCCGAAAAAATCCGGGCGTTCATAGCAAATTATTAATTCTGTCATGTTTATTACCTCCATGTTATGATTGTTTAATTATGAATCCTTGTAACAATGCCGGCGGAATTTCCGGCATTATTACAAATATTCATGCGGTACAACCTTGTCAGATCGCCGCCTGGCTTTCCGTTCCGGCAGCGGGATATTTCACCCGCCGCCATGTTTTTCTTTATGCGTAAACCGCGATCCCGTTCTCCGCGTTCTGTTTGATTTTCGCGCTTCCCCACATGTCGCGGATTTCGTCCATCGTGTACTTGCCACGGCTGCGGCGCTTGTAGCCGTCCGCGTGCCAATACCATGATTTTTTATTCGCGCTCCATCTGAATTTCAGTGCCTTGAATACGTCTTTATATTCCTTCGTGTTACCGTGCAGCCAAATCCAGGAGCCGCAAATCTCGATGTCTACGCCTTCCAGATTGATGATTTTGCTGATTATTTCGATAAACTCGGCGGGCGTTTCTGCCGTTGCTTCTTTTGCCGTGTATGTTTCGCCTTTGACGTTTTTATGTACATCTTTAAGGCGGGCGAAAAGCTGTTCATATTCGTTGTTGATTTCTTGCATTTCTGCGTCTGTTCCGCCCATGTCCGGATGATGTTTCATTGCTAATTTGCGATATGCTTTTTTCAGCTCCTCCGCAGTTTCAGGCATTGGAATAAACCATTTCATGATGTTACCTCCTAAAAGATCATTATGCCGGGATTACCCGCCCGGCGCGGGCTTTATCATACGGATTTTAAGTCATTCATGATTTGCTGTAAATGTGTTTTTGTGTTCTTCAAAAGCTTGTATTATTCATGGTAAAAATCGGCTAATTCAACCAGAGAATCAATGCGTTCTTGCATTTCTTCAATTTGCTTTTTGTGCGCTTCGTTCTGTTCTTCAATCTCGCGGCGGAGTCTGTATTCAAGCTCCCATTTGCCGGATTTTTTATCGCGCTTCCATGCCTTGCAAAATTCATCTTTATCGCCGTCAAAATCATAATACGACAATTCGATGAAATGATATTCACCTTCGCGCGGCATGATGTTTGTGCGCTCGTAAAATTCAGATAATAACATGATTTGCACCTCCATGATGTTTGGCAATTAGTGAAAAGCTCCCGCGCCGCGTCAAGGCTTGCCATTAATGCGGGAGTACCGGCAGCGCCGGCATTATTCAAAATTGATGTTACGCATTCCGCGTTCTGTCATGATCGTTTCTTGATTCAATGCTTTTTTCAGTGCTTCCAGCATTTCATCAAATTTTTGGATTGCTTCATCTGTTGCGATCTCAATTCTGATCGACGGCTCGCGGATGATGTTGCCCGTGCTATTCATTTTGTAAACGCCGGCGCATTCCCACATAGTAAATGCGAAAATGTCAAAATCATTAATCATTATGTTTGCGATTATGTTTTGCGCGTCCTCTGTTTTGATCTCCTGTCGTTCGGTATTTTTATCAAATAAACCGATTGTAATTGTAGTTTTTAACATCATGATCGTTACCTCCAATATTTTATTATGTTTTTTATGTTTACTGTGTGGGATAGGATTTAATAGATGTCCTTCAAAACTCTTGATATACTCACCGATATCAAGCCCGATAGCGATAAACTTTGGAATGCGGTATCGCTCCCGCCTATTCAATTTTCATTGTCAATCAACAGTACATCAAAATGTATTTATGACTATCCATCTACTGGGCTTTATACCTGTTTTTCAAGGCTCCCAAGATCTCCGGCTGATTTCGTGTCGTCATTCAATTTTGGGCTGTTGTCTTTTGACAATGCTATAATATCATATATTCACATCTATGTCAATAGATTTTTTCAAAATTTTTGATTTGTTAGAAGTGCATAAAACCTGCATTTTATTTTGTGTATTTTGTATATCGGTGGCATATAATCAATAGCGATCACCTCAGCAGGAGCACGCCGCCGATCACCTGCGACGGCTGAACCTCACG